TTATATCCGAGTCTTCAGTGCATATAACATTTCGAGTGCTTTACGCGGTGTCAGATCGTCCAGCTCCAGCTTGGCCAGTTCATCCAGGACGGGGTGGGGCAGGCTGGCGAAGAGATCGCTCTGATGTGGCGCGGCACTTTGTCGCTGAGTCTTGGCGGGACTGGCAACCGCAGTTTCGTGGGGTAACGCAGTGGTTTCCAGGCGACTGAGGTGTTCGCGGGCGCGGCTGATCACGTCGTTCGGCACACCGGCCAGTTGCGCAACAGCCAGGCCGTAGCTTTGACTGGCCGGCCCCGGCAATACATGGTGCAGAAACACGATACGCTCGTTGTGCTCGGTCGCGTTCAAGTGCACGTTGGCCACCAGCGGCTCGCTTTCCGGCAGTACGGTCAGCTCGAAATAGTGGGTGGCGAACAGCGTGTAGGCGCGTAAATGTGCCAAGCGCTCGGCGGCGGCCCAAGCCAGGGACAGCCCGTCGAAGGTGCTGGTGCCGCGACCCACTTCGTCCATCAGCACCAGGCTGCGTTCGGTAGCGTTATGCAGGATATTGGCGGTCTCGCTCATTTCCACCATAAAGGTCGAACGCCCACCGGCCAGGTCATCGCTGGAGCCGATCCGGGTGAAAATCCGGTCTACCAGGGACAGCTCGCAACTGGCCGCCGGCACAAAACTGCCGATATGCGCCAACAACACGATCAACGCCGTCTGGCGCATGTAGGTGGATTTACCGCCCATATTCGGACCGGTGATCACCAGCATGCGGGTATCGTCATCCAGCGACAGATCGTTGGCGACGAACGGCGTGGTCAGCACCTGCTCCACCACCGGGTGACGCCCCTGCACGATGCGCATGCATGGCTCGGTGACGAACCGCGGACAGTTGAGGTCAAGGTTGAGGGCGCGTTCGGCCAGGTTGCTCAACACGTCCAGTTCCGACAACGCGGCAGCCGTGTCTTGCAGCGGTGCCAGTTGGTCGATCAGGTCTTCGAGCAGCGCCTCATACAGCATCTTTTCCCGCGCCAAGGCCCGGCTTTTGGCTGACAGTGCCTTGTCTTCGAACTCCTTAAGCTCCGGGGTGATAAAGCGTTCGGCACCTTTGAGCGTCTGGCGGCGCTGATAGTCGATCGGCGCCTGTTCGGCCTGTTTGCTGGGCAGCTCGATAAAGTAGCCATGCACGCGGTTGTAGCCGACCTTCAGATTGGCCAGGCCAGTGCGGGCTTTTTCGCGGGCTTCCAGGTCGATAAGGAATTGCCCGGCGTTTTCGCTCAGGGCTTGCAACTCATCCAGTTCGCTGTCGTAACCGGCCTTCAGTACGCCACCGTCACGGATGATGGCCGGCGGGTTATCGATGATGGCTTTTTCCAGCAGCGCCGCCAGTTCCGGGTAGGTGCTGGTGGTCACGGCCAGTTGTTGCAGGTGCGGCGCGTCCAGTTCCGTCATGGCTGCTTGCAATTGCGGCAGGGCGCCGAGCGCATCGCGCAGGCGCGCCAGGTCGCGCGGGCGCGCATTTCGCAGGCCGATCCGCGCCAGAATGCGCTCGATATCGCCGATTTCCTTGAGCTGCGGCTGCAGCCTTTCAAAGCGGTAACCATCCAGCAGGCAGGTGATGGAGGATTGGCGCGCTTGCAGCACCTTCAGATCCCGCAGCGGACGGTTCAGCCAACGGGTCAGCAGGCGGCTGCCCATGGCGGTCTGGCAACGGTCGACCACCGATTGCAAAGTATTGTCGCGCCCGCCGGCCAGGTTGGTGTCCAGCTCCAGGTTGCGACGGCTGGCGCCATCGAGCACCACGGTATCGTCCAAGCGTTCGTGGCGCAGGCTGCGCAAGTGCGGCAGGGCGGTGCGCTGGGTTTCCTTGGCATAGCTGAGCAGGCAACCGGCGGCGCCGATGGCCAGGGTCAGGGTTTCGCAACCGAAGCCTTTAAGGTCTTGCACGGAGAATTGCTGGCACAGGCTCTTGAGCGCCGAGTCACGCTCGAAATCCCACGGCGCGCGACGTTTGGTCCCACGCCGTTTTTCCGCCGGCAAATCCTTGGGCCAATCGTCCGGGATCAGCAACTCCACGGGATTGATGCGCTCCAGCTCCGCCAGGAGGTTCTCCCAGCCCTTGATCTCCAGGACTGTGAAATTGCCGCTGGTGATATCCAGCACGGCCAGGCCGAACAAGCGCTCATCCCCCAGCACCGCCGCGATCAAGTTATCGCGACGCTCATCCAGCAGCGCTTCATCACTCACCGTACCCGGTGTAATGATGCGCACCACCTGACGTTCCACCGGGCCTTTGCTGGTGGCCGGATCGCCGATCTGCTCGCAGATCACCACCGACTCGCCCAGTTTTACCAGCTTGGCCAGATAGCCTTCGAGGGAGTGGTAAGGAATCCCACACATCGGAATTGACTGCCCCGCCGACTGCCCGCGCGCGGTCAGCGTGATGTCCAGCAACTTGGCAGCCTTCTTCGCGTCTTCGTAGAAGATCTCGTAGAAGTCGCCCATGCGGTAGAACATCAACTGATCAGGGTGCTGGTTTTTCAAGCGCCAGTACTGCTGCATCATTGGGGTGTGGCTGGAGAGATCTGTCATACGGGGCTTTCAGCTCTTACTGTCTTTTTGACAATGGTTAGCTGTCCAATACTACAGGGATTTTTTAGGCATTGTGGGCGGGAGACCTACGTTGATTTTGCGCAGGCGCAGATAACGCTGCGTCATCTTGGCGTCGGTGTGCCCACCCAGTTTTTGCGCATCGTTGCCCTGGTCGTCGGTATCGGAAAGGGATTTGGCGCGCAGGTCGTGAAGGCTGGCGTCCTCCACGCCGGCCTTCCGGCAACTTATGGCGAAGGCATCCTTTACCGAGCTGTAATGCACTGGTTTGCCGCCGCGCGGGGAGCAGAATAGTGTAAGGCCCCGGATCTTCCGTGGTAGCGCCTTGACCCGGGCAATCAGCTCCTCGAGGTCGGGTGTCATCTGTACCAATAGCCTTGCGTTGGTCTTTTCCTGCTTGAAGGCGATCCCTTCGGTGCTGATGTCCGCCAGGCGGATAGCCAGGACGTCACCAATCCGCTGCCCGGTCAGATAGCACATCTCGTAAATCACCCGCATGTTGGCGCTGGAGTTGGCGCAGATGGCCTGGAATTCACCGTGGGTAATGTATCGGTCGCGCTTGTGTTCCAGGTGCCGGCGCACGCCAATGCATGGATTCGAATCGACGATCTGTTGCTCCAGGGCGTAGGTGAACACTGCCCGCAGCACCGAGATCACCCGGTTCGACAGATTCGGGGTGTCCGCCATGTGCAGCTTGAGGGCGACGACGTGTCGCTGAAGTACCTCGCGGGGCTCGAAGTCGGCGAAGTTTTCCTTCAGTCGTTCGCACGCAGCCTCGTACTGTTTGAGCGTATTCGGCTTGAGTGGTGGCTTCGTTCTGGTACGCATATGCTCGAGCGCATCGTCGATCAGCTTGGGCATTCCGCCCTGGGTGCCTTTGTCCAGCAACTTGGCGTACTCTGCCAGGGATGCCTGAAAGTCGGTGCCCAGGCGCTTCCACTTGCCCTTTCGGACCAGGTAATAAGCGCCATGCTTCTGGTACATGCACGCCGGCAGGTGCCGGTCCTTCTTGCGCGGACGCATCGATCTTCACCTCAACCCAGCCGAAGCTCCGGCCCCTTCCTTGATTGAATACCACCCAGCCGACCAATGACAACCTGGCGCAGCACCTTCGGGTGCCCATCACCGCCTACCGCGAACCCGTAGCGTTCGGCGGTCAGCCACTTTATCTGTGCCCCTGGCTTCTTATAGCCAGTCAGGTCGGCAACTTCCTCTGCTGTCAGAAACATACCTACCTCCTTTCAATTGTGACTCTGAGTCACTTTTAAACCTCGTGTCGCGACACGTTTTCGTTATCCGTGGATGGTGTCTCGACATCTGCATTGAGCGCGGCGCTGACGATCGCCTTGATTGTTTCGCGCTCGGCATAGAAGTCGTTCGGGTTGATCCTGGGCGTTCCCCAGTTGACCAGATCCCGCACTAGGCACTCGGTGTTCCCCTCAACGTGATTGAGCACGTCGGTCAGGCCTTTTCGCAGGCGAGTTACCTCATCTGCACTTGAGTCTTTCGGCGTGCGCGCGTCACGCCGAGCATTGACCACTCCTATGACTGATCCTGCTGCACCATCAAGCAGTGCGCGCTGGGAGCCGGTCAACTGATCCCAAGGCGTTGATTCAAAGCTGCAGTACTTGTGTAATTCCATAGCGGCTGCTCGCCAATCGCTGGCGAACAGATGACCCTCGGCACTTTTGGCGCGCTGTTTCCAATACTCGGCACGGTCTCGCTCCGTTTCAAACTGCTTACCCATGGCTTGTACCCCGCCGAAAGTGGTCAGCCAGCACCCGGCGCGCGTCGATCCCGCACGACGCCGACATGGCGTAGATCTGGCCGAAGGTGGTCTCCCTGCGTTGCAGGGCGTTGAACAGCTCGATCAGGCGCTGGCCCTTGGTACCGTTGCGACGAGTCATAGCTGGAACCCTTTTCCCGGTGGGCGTGGAGTGGTGTGCAATTGCTCGCTTTGGCACATGGAAGTTGCCAGGGAAGCCCGTGCCGCCTGGCTTTCGTCGGCGGCAGTGCCGGTGGGCGCCTGTAGGAGCGAACTGTCCGGCAAACAGCTGATCCCGGTGTTGTTCAAGATCCAGCAGGTGACGCCGCGGGCGCTGTCGTGCTGGACATCGATCATCTGCTCGTCGGCGGTGGCCTGGCTAACGATCAGCATCATGACGAAAGCGGTCAAAACCCTCATGGATTTAGGGCATGCTAATTTTTTCGACCGTGAATGTAGGTCCATTAACAGGCCTCCTATGGTGGTAGTCTTCATGCCCGAGCCTCCCCTGCGATCATCGCCAGCTTGGCCAGCAGGTCATCGGTGCGCCCATAGAAGCGGCCGGTGTCCTCGTTGATGAACTGACCCAGTACCTCGGCCACGGCCGGGCTCGCAGTCAATCCGCCCAGGTCGCAAACTGCTACGTTCGTAGCAATATCGGTCGATGGTTCATGCACAAAGGCGTCAGCCTTGATCTGCAATACCTTCACCGGGCGTATCCCGTTGCAGCCGCTGACCCAGTTGGTATCTGGCACCGCCCACGGATACATGCCCATCAGCCAGGCTGTGGCCGCGTTCTCTTTCTGGGTGCTTGACCAATACTGATGGGAGCCACGGAACGCCTGTGGCGCGCTTTCGCACATGCGGTGATTCCAATCTGGCAGCTGGAGCAGATTACCCCGCATCAGGTTCAGCTCTTCAATGCTCGGGATATGCCAGCCCCAGGTGCCCCGGATGTTCATGCCCAGCACCTTGGTTGCGATGGTGCTGCCCTCGGCGCTCATGGCTAGGGTGTTCGCCATTCCGTCAAATCGGTGCGTTGCTCCACGGATGCGTGGGCGCGGGCCTTCGTGGTCCCACCAGTGGGCAGCAGTCTCGAATTCCTGACCCGCATCTATCAGCGCAAACTCGGCGCCGTCGAAGTAGATCCGGCCCGCGTAGAAGCCGCCGGCGAATGGTTGTCCGATGGCGGGCAGGGCGGCGGGGGATATCTGGCGGCGCTTCATTGCTCAACCTCCGCCCAGCCTGGGTATTCTGTCATAGCCCGCTCAATATCAGCGTCGAGCTCGGCACCGACCAGCATGGTTCCTTGCTTATCGCGAGGCACCAAATCCTGGCGCGGCGTGTTGTATGCCGTATCGCGAAGCCATACGTAGCGTCGAGCATCAGCCGCCATCCTCACGCGATCGTCAATGTGCATCGTGTTGAATGGCATGGGAGTGGTGACGGTGTTTGCCAGCGCGTCGAGCAGGATCTGCTGGCGCTTCTGCCCATCCAGGTACTGGCGCACGGCCTGGATGAAAACGCTATTCATGCTGCGGTCGCCTGCGTTCGCTGCAGCTTCAATGTCGGCGCGCAGGCCGTCGGGAAGGCGCACCACAAACTTATCGGCGGTGCGGGAATCATAATTTGTGGCGCTCATAGGGATACTCCCGGCTCATCCTTGGTTGCATTGATGGCAGCGATCACCATGAAGAACGACACCAGGAAGCTCGATGCGGTAAGAACTGGGCGACCGCTTACTATCAGCGCATACACCTGCAGCCCTGTTGATAGGACGCTAATCCATGCGTGGCTCAGCAGTTTCTTTGCGACGTCACCCTTGATCAGTCCGGACAGAACGCCGATCCAGGCGAGCACTGTCATCACCATCAGCACGTAGAACGCAAAGTCCTGCGCTGGAGCAGGGCCCAGGAGAAGGCAAAGGCTAAGCACAAGGCTGATCCATGCCGATATCAGTTTCTGTTTCATGCGGATCTCCTGGCCGATGGCGCACATTTGCGCCACCTGCCGTTGGTGGTCGGTTACTTGCCGATGCCAATGAATGGGGTGGCGGTGCCGCTGGTCATGTACACCGGCAACTTCCCGTCCCACTTCTCAATAGCGTTGAGCTCAACCACGCCCGGGTTCTTGTGCAGCGCCTCACCCCGGATGTTCAGCGACTCGGCTTCACCCTGAGCCTTGAGGATGGCGGCGTCTTTGTCGCCCTGGGCTGCGGCGCGCACCTTGGCGGCTTCTGCCTCGGTCTGTCGCAACTCGTTCTCGCGCTGCTGGGCCTTCTGGGTGGCGGTGATACTGGCGTTGAGCGCCTCGACCACCTGGGGCGGCAGGACAATTTCGCCGTTCAGGTAAAGCGACTCGACCACGATGCCCTTGCTGTCAAAGTGTTGCTGAACCTGGGTCTCGATGGCTTTCAGGAACGCTTCTTTGCCCGGGCCATAGACCTCAGACGCCTTGACCTTCGATCCGGCGTTGTTGAAGGCGTTGCGCACCACCTGCGGCACGTTCACCTCGATGATTTCATCCATCGACTTGCGGTAGGTCTGGAACAGCAGAGGGGCGGCGCCCTGCTTGGCGCGCAGCGTGATTCCGATCGGGGCGCTGATCGTCATGCCGTCCCGGTCCTGGAACTTGACCTGCTGCAGGTTGAAGTTCTGGATGAAGGTGGGGAACAGGAACAGTTCCTCGTTCGGCGTGAGCCACTTGTAGCCGACAGTGGCCTCAGAGGGCGCTACCCCCTTGTCGCTGCCCATCAGGTTGACGATGACGCCGGTATAGCCGGCGGGCACCTTTGAGCAGCCCGCCGTGATGGCGAGCAGGCACAGCATTGCAATGGCGGCAATCCGCTTCATTGGTCTTTCTCCGTGGTTTTGGCCGGTTGGCCGGGTTTTGGTGTGGTGATGTGCAGGAACAGGCAGGCGCTGGCGATCAGCCAGACGGCGGTTCCAAAGAAGGCGCCGACAACGTCCAGGTCGGAGGAGCTGCTGATAAGGTCGCGGGCAGCAAAAAGTAGCCAGCCCAGGGACACGCTGATGTAGATCAGGATCGCCATCAACAACTTGAAAAGCTGGAACGGGGTAAGGGGTTTACGTGACATTCACTTTCTCCAGGGCGAACAAAGGCCCGCCGCGTTGTTGGCTTTCGCAAAAAATCAGGTTGGGTTAGGCGGCTTGGAAAGCCTCTACGCGGCGCACGGCCACGCGGTTTTCAATACGGCGCTCGCCACCGCCACGGCGAACCCGGAGCATCTGGTCGTCACTGATGGCAGCATGACCGGTGAGGATTGCGCATATCAGCACTACCAGATGGCGCGCGATGCCACGGCAGAACAGTTCTGTCGGGATTGCCGAACGACTAGTGATGCCGAGCTTGTGGAAAACACGCTCAATAGATTTTTTGACGGTGCCGGGAGCGCAGCCAACGACACGAGCAATTTCCTTGTTGGCCAAGCCAGCGCAGACAGCAAGGGCGGCACGCAGCTCTTGTTCAGCAAGTACGCCGGTGGTGCCTTGGAGCTTGCCGAAATTGATAACCGTGCTCATCTCTTTCATCCGTCACATTCGTTGCTGATGGGCAAAAATATAAGCAGATTTATAGAAGTGATCAAGCAGTATTTTTATTATTTTTACCAGGTCGCTGATTTTTCCTAACCGGTACGCGAAAAAAAACCCGGTGATCCGGGTTTTTCGGGAGTTTGTGGTTGAGCTAGTAAAATGATGCGCCCCAGAAGACGCGACCCATGATGCGGATGTTGGCGTCTTCCATCTCGCGCACCGAATACGTCTCATCGGGATGCTCATTGGTATTGTAGCTTTTCATGCGGACGCCGCCGCCTGGCAGTCGGTAGAGCGCCTTTACCCGGATCTGCCCTCCGTGGTCTATCACGTACATGCGACCGTCAACGACTTGAGTCTCGCGCAAGTGAGCAACAACGGTGCCGCCGTCCTGTAGAACTGGGGTCATTGAGTTACCAGAGATCGCTGCCGCCACAACGTGTTCGGGTAGCACTCCTTGTTTCGAAAGTATCTCGGTGTTGAGGTCGAGATGAACCTTTACGCTTATCTCGACGACCGTCTTCGATGGGTCGCGAGGGTCGTCCAGCTCAATCAGATAGGGTATTTCCTCCGTCAGAAGAGAGTTGGAAGGCGCGTACCGGCTCGCACTCCTGAGCTCTTCAATCCTGTCTCGTAATGCAGAGTTGAGCGCTGCGTCATCCTCGTGTTCGCCGCGGAGGATCTCCTCAAGCTCACTACTGAAGTAGGTCGCAACATCTTCTGGCGAAAGCATTTCGCCTTCCCCGGATGCTAGCCATGTGCTGTTCACGCCACATGCCCTGGCTATCTGAACCAGATAGGAAGATCGCAGCGTCTTCCCTGATTCGAGTTGGCTGATGGCTGTCTGCGCGATACCAACGGATTCGGCAAGCTGAGACTGGGTAAGTCCTGCTTTCTTCCGGGCAAGTTTGATTCGGTCGGATAGATTCATCCTCTGATCCTATAAAGATACTTATGGGGTTGCAAAGAAGTTTGCTTCTGTGCAGTCTATAAAAAGACTTATCAGAGGCCGAGCTCATGGCTCAAAAAATCAGCGAACTAATAAATCATTTCGGTAGCCAGTCGAAGACCGGGGATGCCCTCGGCGTGTCTCAAGCAACGGTTTCTTATTGGCTGTCCGGGTCGCAAAAGGTTAGCCCCGAAAAGGCAATGCTTGCCGAGACCGTAACCGGTGGCGCGATCAAGGCCTCTTCGCTCTGCGAGCTTATTGCTCAGGTCGAAGCTCGCCACAAGGTAGGTGAATCTTCCACTGAATTACCGATCCGCGCACGTGGGCCTGATGGCTCTGTATGCGCATCCAGTACCCAGCAGGCCAACCAATGACTCCCGTATCGAGCGGCATTCCACTTAAAGATTTTATTGAGCACAAAGGCAGGAAACAGGCGGCGATAAATCTTGGTTGCACAGGGCCCGCTCTATCAAAAGCTATCGCGTCAGGCAGGGCCATTTTTGTGGATCTGGCGGCAGATGGATCGGCATCGGCAAAAGAAATCAGCAAGTTTCCTGGACGCTAACGAGGTGTGTTCCTCGGATGCGCCGGACTGGCCGGACTTTGGCTAGATACCTGAAGTATTCTATGTGAGCTGGATATAACCCCAGTAGAAGGAAATCAAGAATGAAACACGCAGACGCACCAGAGCAACAAACCACAGGCCCGCCCTGATAGTGCGTCTGCTTCAAATTCTGACTTTCTGAATCCCAGAAAGCAGAAAACCCGCCTGGCAGCGGGTTCTCAATCGGCACTTGTTGACGCAAGCGCTTAGGTACTTCTTCGTTCTGGAGAACGATATGTCACACCCAAAAAATACCACCGGTTCACCTGTAGCGCAAGACTCCCTCACAACTGAGGTCGGTTTTTGTGAAACCCCTATCGATAACAAAGGGGAGTACATGCTCCAGGTAGTCGCGGGCATCGGCTCGAGAGACGCCATCCAGCAGGCCCGCACGCTCGCCTCTGGTCTCGGCCAGATCTGTCGTCACATGCATGACAGCCTGAACTACGGCGAGATGGTTTATTGCGACGGAATGGAAACCTTGGAGTATGTCGCCGACAGCATCAGCGCTCTTCTTTGGTCCGTACAGAAAGGCCTTCCCTCGGAAGTTGCAGAGAGGGAGCAAGCATGAGTATCCAGTCGAATGAAATTAAGGAGCTGGCTGACGAGGCGGAGTTCCAGGTGCTTGCGACCATTGATATTTGCAACTGGGTTGCAGCCATCGCTCGCGCCATCGCTCGCGACGTTGAAACTGGCGGCGGCGCTGATGTTCCGGTACTGGCGGACTTGGCCAAGTATTTCGACGATTCCGGCGCGACGAGTCTTGAGGCAGCTTTTGAGCAATTCAAGAAGATTGCGGCCCTTGTTCCCGCGCCACGTTCTGCGCAGATTGAAAACGTGGCGCGGGAATCCGAGGTGCAGCCATGAGCCGTGAAACCCTGCTCCCGGATCGTCTGGAAAATGCGCTGCTCACGATAAACCAACTGAGCAAAATCCTGATCAACAACGAGGCGTTGCGCGGTTCCGATCCAGAGCCACAGCTCGAACACCTGGACGTCGACGCGGTAATGCGCGCTGTGCTGCTGATCTCCGCCCAAGCGCATGACGATTTTTGCGAAGTCATGAATTCAGCGGGAGCTCGCGAATGACTATCACCCCATTCAATGGCGGCGATGCCGTCACCATGTCCTCCCGCGAGATCGCCGAATTGGTCGAGTCTCGCCACGATAGTGTGAAACGCACCATCGAAAGGCTGGCCGAGCGAAAAGTAATTGGTTCTCCACCAATGGTGGAATACCTCGACGGCCTTGGCCGGCCGGCCACTGAATACCTGTTCTCTGGCGAGAAGGGTAAGCGCGACAGCCTTGTCGTGGTCGCCCAGCTCAGCCCTGAGTTCACTGGCGCTCTGGTAGACCGGTGGCAAAAGCTGGAGGAGCAGGTGAAAGCCCCTGCACTGCCCGGCGACTACATCTCGGCTCTGGAACACCTGCTGGAATCCAAGCGCTCCGAAAAGCTCGCAATCGAGCAACGTGACCATGCCATCGAAACCAAGGCTGAGATCGGTTCGCGTCGTGAAGCCACGGCCATGGCCACCGCTTCGGCGGCTGTTCGGCAAGTGCAGAAACTCAAGGATGACTTGGGCCTCGGCACCCGGCAGGCGGCGATTCTCGCTGTAGAGAAGGCGCTTGGCCGCAAGTTCGGCGTGTCCGGCTACGTGCCTCTGCGCCGCTGGTGCAAGGACCGCGGCATTACCGCCCCCAAAGTATTCCACCCGACCTATGGCTTCGTTCGCTGCTGGCCTGCTGGCGCCTGGATGGACACTTACCAAATTGACTTGGCTGACCTGTTTGGCGCCGACGGAGAACAAGCATGAAAATTTCCCACGAACAGCTCATGACCCGGATCGCCGAGTCTGCGGTTGAGTATCAACTGGCCGAAACCAAGCGCAACTCGCTGCGCCGCGAACTGAACACCATGTACCGCGTGTACTTCGATGCCTACGGGCGGTCTTTTGCCGACAGCAACAAGCGCGTGAACCCACACGATAAAGAGTTCGAAGGCGTAATTGCTTTCACCGATGTGGCTTACACGCGGTGGAAAGCTCAGCGTGACCTCGCGACCAAGCTGAAGCGCAAGATGCGCGTGCTCGTCGAGCGCCTGGAGCGTGCGCTATGAGCAAAGTCTTGAATTTTCCAACACCAGCGCCCGTTGAGATCATCAATGAGGCCCACTTCGAAAAATTCGATGAGGCGGCACTGTTGCTCATGTGCTTTGAGGTGGCCGCAGACGCTGTAGAGGCGGTCTCTGAAGGTGAAGGAATAACCGAGCGGGATTGTAGCCACGTTGGGCTGATGGAGGTATGCATGGCGCTGGCCGTGATGTTCAGGCGCAGGACTGGGCATGAAGTTCAGCAAGTCTCGGCTGACCATCTCGACCACCAGAGGAAGTGCTTGATGGAAGGGCTGGAGTCCAAATCCTTGCCTATTCCCGTTCGGCCTCCAGCGCTCAGCCCGCTACCAACCGCAGCATTCACAGCCCTTTCGACTGCAGATCTGGCTCAGGTCGGATTCAACTACGTCAATCGATCGCATGAGCATATCAAGGGTAACTGCCCGAAACTCATTGAGCTGGATCTCGCCCGCGCGCACTCGCTTGACGCCATGGGGGCGCTTGTTGTCCTGATCGAGAGGCTGTCGGGCGGCGTGGCTTCGATTGCCTGCGGCGAGACGCCAATTGCCAATGCTCCAGGCTCGGAGACGCTGCAATGACCACCCCTATGGAATCAACTACCGGGATTCCGGTAGTTACCCCCACCACCGCCGAAGTGGTCGCCGGCCCCTGGCCCAACTACTCCAATTGCCGCCACCTGCCTGAGCGTGACCGCTGGGAGGTCTACGGCATGGCCAAGGCTGCCCGCGGCGCCCTGCAAGACCGTGGTGTCGTCATGACCGAGACCTATGACGCGTTCATCGCCCGGATCACGCGGGAGTTGAACCTATGAGCATTCAATCCATGGTGTGGGCGCTGGAGCAGCAAGAGATCAAAGACTCTACCTGCCGTCATGTGTTGCTGTGCCTGGCCAACTACGCAGGCAGCGATGGGCGCGGGGCTTTCCCTTCAGCATTGACTCTGGCGGTCGACACCGGTCTTTCCGAGCGCACGGTGCGTTACAAGCTGGACGCCCTTGAGGCTGCTGGCCTGATTCGCCGCGGTAATCAGTCGATCGCGGCCGCTTACATTGACCGTCACGATCGTCGCCCGGTGGTGTATGACCTTATCGAAAAACGGGGTGCACCAGATGCACCCCGCTCCGAACGGGGTGCAAATGAAGACGCTACGGGGTGCAGCTCAGAACAGAACGGGGTGCAGATGAAGACAGAACGGGGTGCAGCAGCTGCACCCAATACGTCATCTACCCGTCATCTATCCGTTAATAAACCAAAAGAAGGCGCAGACAAGTCTGCTGGCCCACGAGGGAAGTCGGGCAAGTTCGATCCGTTGACTGCCAAGCCGGCAAACGCATCGGAACAAGCCTGGGCTGACTTCTGTGAAATGCGGAAGGCCAAGCGCGCACCACTGACCCTGCGAGCCTGTGAGTTGATTGCCAAGAAGCTGGCCAACCATCCAGAGCCCGACGCGGTGCTGGATAAGTCCACCACCAGCAGCTGGTCGGACATCTACCCAGAATCGGTGCTGGCTGGTGCTGGTGCCAAGAACGGTAAACCGTCGGCGTTCAACAACCTGCCCACCCACACCCCGGATATGTACCAAGGAGGCGAAGATGGCCCAGCGTTCTAATTTCCGCCGCCAGCCTGAGCAGCGCACCTTCGCCGGCGACTGCCCGGTCCACGGCGCGGTTGATCGCTCCGAGGTTGAGCAGTTCGACGGCTCTCTGGCAGTCCGCCCATGCAAGCAATGCCAGTTCCACGGCCTGCGCGTAGCGCCACGGGGGAGCGACGAACATTCGCAGGCGCTGGCCAACCTGCAAGCCGAAAGCGTCAACAGCGCGCTTGTAGGCTCCGGCATAACGCCACGGTTTGCCGATAGCACTCTCGCCACCTACCGCGCCACCACCCCATCCATGACCCTGGCGCTGGAAACTTGCCAGGGCTATGCCGACAACTTCGGCGAACACTTCCAGGCGGGTCGCAACCTGTTGCTGTGTGGGAACGTCGGTAACGGCAAGACGCACCTGGCCAGCGGCATCGTCCAGCACGTCATTCGTCAGCACCGGGCCGTGGCGGTGATCACCACCGCCTCCGAAATCATCCGTGTCTTCAAGCGCTCGATGGACCGAAATGCCGGGTACACCGAGGGCGACGTGATCAACGAACTGGCGAGTTTCGACCTGTTGGTGATCGATGAGGTTGGCGCCCAGGCTGGCACTCACTACGAGCTGTCGGCCCTGCATGAGGTGCTTGACCGCCGGTACAACCTGATCCGCCCGACGGTGGTGGTGTCCAATCTCAACGCCAAGGGACTGGGCCAGTATATCGGCGAGCGTGCACTTGACCGGCTGCGCGAGAACAAGGCGCTGCTGGTCGGTTTCACCTGGGAATCGGCACGGGGGCGCGTATGAACCAAGAGGACAAATACTACCGCCTCGAATCCGAGCATGGGGTTCTAGGCGCAATTATGATCGCCTCCCTGAACGAAAGCTCTGGGATGGTGGACGAGATCCTTTCGCAGATGAAATCGGGAGATTTCTGGCACCAGGACAACGCGGCACTGTTCGATGTGATTTGCGACTGCCACGCCCAGCGGATGCCCGTCGACGCGGTGACGCTGGGTTCGATTCAGCGCTATCTGCCCAGTGGAAAATCCACGCTGGAATACACCATCGACCTTTGTCGGAACGTCCCATCGGCCGCCAACTGGAAGACGTACGCCCAGGTGGTCAGGAAGTGGGCGTTGGTCCGGCAGTTCCGAGACCTTGGCCGGATCGTCGACACCGGCGTCTACGACGACCTGCCAGCAGATGAAATCCTTGATCAGTGTGATCTTGCGCTGGCAGACCTACGAGACCTCAAAGCATCGGGGAAGGCTGGCTACAAGCGGATGAGCGACGTACTGCCGATGGTGTTGGACCACATGGATGACGTGCTGAATGATCGGGCGCCACCGAAACTTTCCACCGGCCTGACGGATCTCGACAAGCTGATTGGATTCTTGCGTCAGAAATCGATGGTGGTGATTGGGGGCCGGCCCGGCGGCGGCAAGACGATGCTCGGCCTGCAGATCATGAATCACGTTGCCACTCGCGGGCGTGGCGTTGGCCTTGTGGTCAGCCTTGAGATGCCGGGCGAGCAACTGACGCTCCGGACGATCGCCAGCCTGGGCGGTGTAGATCTGCGCCGCATGGATGAGGTCAAGTGCCTCGAGCAGGAGGAGTGGAATCGGATCGGGCTAGCGGCTGGCAAGATCAAAGAGGCCGAGCTTTACCTGCTCGACACACCAGGCCTGACTATGCCGGCGATTCGTGCCGAAGCCTTGAAGCTCCAGCGAGAGGTTGGGCTCGATATCCTGATGATCGACTACGTGCAGATCGTTGGCACTGACGGCAAATCACAGAACCGGGCGGACGCGGTAGCCAAGGTTTCGATCGCGATCATGAATCTCAGCCGAGAGCTCGCGATTCCGATCCTGGTGCTGGCGCAGCTCAATCGAGGCCCGGCCAATCGGCCAGGCAAGAAACCACAGGCCAGCGACCTCAAGGAAAGCGGCCAGATTGAGCAAGACGCGGACGCGGTGATCCTGGTGCATTACGACCGGGACTCTGAGATGGGCCAGCAGGGCGTCACCGAGTTGATTCTGGATAAGGGGAGGCAAGCCGAAGCCGGCTCATGCCTGGTACAGCGTCAAGGCCAGTTCGGGCGGTTCGTCAACTTTGCGGGCCGTGAGCCCACCCAGGAAGAGGTGGAGATCAGCCGCCCCTTCTCCAGCCAGTACAAGGGGAAGAAGAACAATGAGAAGTTTTAAGCTGCTGGACCGCCTGCTGGGGCGCAACGCCGAGCCGTTCGTGCCTGGTGCGCACTTGAGCGCGCTTAGCTCAAAGATGGAGGCTGGACAGTGCTGGATCGTCCCGGAGGGCGCCGTTGTTGTCCCGTCACCTCCAGAGCCGAAGTACCCGGAAGCCGAGCGAATCGCCGCGTCGATCCGAGATTTCCCCGAGGACTGTGGCTGGGAGCGCAAGGGGTACGACCTGGTCCACATCCCCAGCGGGTTCAGGCTGTGGGTGGCCAATGAAGACTATGGCTTGGCCGAGGTCCACCCAAATAACGGAAAGACGGACTTCACGAAGCCTGAGCAGGCAATCATCTGGCCGGCTGTGGCCGATTGGCTTGGACACCGAAAGGTCGGGTTCACTGGGAGACTTCCGAAGGCGACCATCACCGGGCGCAGAGGGACTTACTGGTGCTTTGCTCAAGAGCATCCGTGGGCTGGCGTAGGAAGCTCGCCCGCGGAGGCTTATCGAATCTGGAAGTTCGCCATTTCGGTGGAAGCGCGCGTCGACATAAGCCCTGGGGAATACCTTCAACTGCGGAGTGTGAAGCTATGACTCGCTCCAAAACGTTAGACGGGATCGTCAGAGGTGCTGAGGCCGAGCAGACAGGCGTTAGATTCCAATATTCACGTTTTCCGCTACAAGCCACGGATTGCGGGACCTGCGCCCTGCATCCACAAATTGTGATTGTGGAGGTTTGTAAAAGCCTCGGGAGTGCCGCAAATGAGTAACGTAACGGCGGCATTGCCGCGTAAAAGCCTGACCTCTGACGAGCGGGATTTTCTGAAACAAGGTAACCGGCTGCTGCTCGACAAGCCCAACGGCCGTATCGGCGCCGCCGCACTGATGGACCTGGTCGCAGACTGGGGAAACCACCGCGGCAGCCTCGGATTCCAAGACTACGCCCGCCGGTGGATCACCGAAGGGCACGCCAAGAACAAAATCGCCGACAAGATGCTCCGTGAGCTGTTTGGCCTGAACGAACCGACACCGAGGAAAGCGGCATGAATACAAGAAAACCTTCGCGTCTGCCGCTGGGCGATACCGAGTACATGCTTGAGCAATGGGGCTTCTGGCGCATGGATGGCATGGGCGTACCGAGCTATGTGTCACCGTCCTGGGCGATCATGCGGGACATGGTCCCGTCGACGAGCAAGTCATACGTCATCACGGACGAACTGGCCAGCGTCGTTGATGGTGCGGTCGCCAGGCTTTGCAAGCGTGCGCCAGAAATGGGCGACTTCATTTGGCTCTACTATGGAGCCAAGTGGCCAGCCAAGCGTATTGGCAACAAGTACGACATGAGCGAGGCAAAGGCCAGGGAGATCATCAAAACGGGAGTCGGATGGATAGACTGCTCACTGGAAAAATTCATCGAAGCCGCATAAAAAACTTGCACACGCGGAATAGCCCTGTTTTCATGGCACCGTGTTCAGCTTTTCAAGCGCGACACCACATCGAAAGCCCGGCCACTGCGCCGGGTTTTTTATTGCCTCGAGTTCAACCTTCTGGAGATGCGCATGAAGCTAAAAGCCAAAAGCAATCTGCTGGAGCGCGCCAGAACGGCATGGGAGGCGGTCGCACGCCAAGTTGGCGAGACCGACTTCTCGCGCCATCCACGCACCGGCGAGTATTTGCATCCCGGTGTCGCCATGGGTTGGCGCATCCACAAAAAGAATCTGTAGTTTTACCTGTAACCAGGGCAGCCTCACGGAAGGCCTGGACGTCGATAGCCGGTAGTGCAGCGCTACGGAAAAACACCGGCAGCCCGCGCACCCTGACCTCACTGTGCTTCCAGGGTGGCGCGAGACCAGATTGGCGAGATCGATGCATTGGGGCGTCGACACCTGGATCGTCTTCGGCAGACAGCGCGGAAAGACGTGCGCACCCATTCAGGGCCTCGACATTGATCGGGGCCTTTTCGTTTTCGGCCCCGCCACACCCTTTGCTCCGAGCTGGGAGTGTTGCTGGGGCCGGATTTATCAATCTCCCCAAGGGGAGGCAACCCGGATGCCTACCATGCCTGACAAGCCAGACACATGGGCCAAGATCTGGCTGGCGTTGAGCAATCCGCTCTGGCAGGGCGCAATCATGGCCATCACAGTATCGTTGCTTCGAGTCATGTACGACGCGAAGGAAACCAGTAAGCGTCGGATCTTGTTCGAATCGCTGATCTGCGGATCGCTGAGCCTTGTCGCGTCCAGCGTGATCGAGTGGATGACCTGGCCGCCCAGCCTATCGGTTGCTGCTGGAGGGACTATTGGGTTCCTCGGCGTGACCGCCATCCGCGAACTGGTTACCCGCTTCCTAGGCCGCAAGGCGGATGCATCATGAAGGCCTTCGCTGCTGCAATCATCATCGCCCTGGTCGGCCTGCTGCTCGTTGGCATCCAGCAATCCCGTGTCGTCGCCCTGCGCGGGGAGGTGGCCTTCGAAGCCGGCGAGAAGAAGAAGGCAGTCGACGCCAACCGCGAAAGCCAGGCGACCATCACTACGCTGCGCGCTGAAGCAAAGCGCAATGCTGAATACCAGGCAGACCTGGCAAAGCGCCTCAAGGCCAGCCAGGACAAAGCGAAGAAGGCGGAGAAGAACTTTGAAAACCTCAAGCGCAACAGCAAGCCTGTTCGTGATTGGGCTGCTCAGCCTCTGCCTGACGGCCTGCGCGGCAAAGCCGGTGGTAGTGACAAAGACCCAGGCCGTAAGGCTGGAAGCCCCTGAACTGATCCCGTGCGAACGCGTTGATGAGGATGCCGCCGACCTTCGCCTGAATGGCGATGTGTGGCAGCTGAAGGACAGGGCAATCAACCTGCTCGACACGTGTGCCGACCAGGTAGACGCCCAGATCAAGCGCAGTCAGAGCAAGTGACCACTGATGCCATTACGACCACAGAAGCCATGCAGTGCTCAGGGGTGCAGGGCGCTCACCCGTAACCCTCGCTATTGCGATGAGCATGCCGACCTCGTGAAGGCAGCAGCTGCCAAGTTGGCTGACAAGAAGCGTGAGAGCAGCAGCCAGCGGGGCTACGGCTACAAATGGCAGCAGGCGAGCAAGGGCTTCTTGGCTCGGCACCCTCTCTGTGCTGAGCATGATCGGCGCGGCGAGGTGGTCGCGGCTACCGATGTCGACCACATCACTCCGCACAAAGGTGACATGTCGCTTTTCTGGGATCGAACCAACTGGCAGTCGCTGTGCCACAGCTGCCACAGCACGAAAACAGCGTCAGAAGACGGTGGTTGGGGCAACCCAGGCAGAAAATCGGGCAAAATGCAGTGAAAAAGGCTCAAATGAGACGAATTCTCACCTTAGGTGTGGGGGAGGGTCAAAAGTCCAGAGCTTTTGCCTTCTAGACCGTCCGCCCAATCGTTTTCTTACACCCGCGAAATTAAAAATTCAGGAGTTGCGCGATGGGAGGCACCGCCACGGTCGCCGGCCGTGGTCGCAAACCCAAGCCAACGGCCAAAAAAGCACTCGCCGGAAACCCTGGCAAGCGCGCGCTGAATACAGCCGAGCCGCAGTTTTCCAAGATCACCCAGATCGACCCGCCAGAGTGGTTAAGCCCGCGGGCGGCAACCATGTGGAACATGATTGTCCCGGAGCTTCTGCGGGAGAACGTGGTGGCGATCACAGACCTGCACAACGTCGAGGCCTTCTGTAGCGCCTATGACAACTGGCGGCTTGCGCAGGAATCCATCCAAGAGCACGGGATCGTTGTGACTGGCGCCATGGGCGGGCCGATGAAGAACCCCGCACTTACCGCCGCGAACGAGACGATGCGCCAGATGGTGACGTTCGGTTCGATGCTGGGCCTGGACCCGGCGAGCCGAACACGACTGATCGGCGGCAACAAGGAGAAAGAAACCAACGAATTTGCCAACCTGCTGAGAACCTGATGACCAAATCTGCCCACCCCAATGTCGACAAGGCAACGGCGTGGGGTCGGTCATTGCTCCGCGGCAAGGTCCCGGCATGCCGTTACATCCACCAGGCAGTGCAGCGCCACTTCGATGATCTGGCCGCAAGCCGCAAGCGCGGTTTCCGTTTCAAGTTCGATCCCGCAAAAGCAGAGAAAAAGCTCAAGCTGATGCAGCTGCTCCCTCACACCAAGGGCGAGTGGGCATTCAAGCGTCAGCTGATTACGCTGGAGCCCTGGCAGTTGTTTGGCCTGGCTGTGACATTTGGCTGGGTCAAGAAGAAGGGCGGCCACCGCCGCTTCCGTGAAAGCTACTGGGAAGTGCCCAGGAAGAACGGCAAGTCTGTTGTCGCCGGCGGCGTGGGTATCAGCATGTTCGTTGCCGACGGCGAATTTGGTGCCGAGGTCTACGCCGGTGCGACCACAGAGAAGCAAGCCTGGGAAGTTTTCCGTCCTGCCAAGCTTATGGTCAGCAAGTCGCCAATGCTGATTCAGGCCGCAGGAATCGAGGTGAACGCCTCGAACATGAATATCCCATCCGACTTCAGCCGGTTCGAGCCATTGATCGGTAACCCGGGCGACGGCGCCTCCCCAAGCTGCGCGATCGTCGACGAATACCACGAGCACCCAACGTCGGCCCAGTACGACACCATGCTCACGGGCATGGGCGCGAGGCGTCAGCCGCTGATGTTCATCATCACCACTGCCGGTGCAGACATTGAAGGCCCGTGCTACGACAAGCGCCGCCAGGTTGTCGAGATGCTGGCCGGCACGGTTCCAGACGAAGAGTTATTCGGCTGGATCTGGACGCTCGACGAGGGCGACGACTGGACCGATCCGAAGATGCTGGCCAAGGCCAACCCGAACCACGGCGTCTCGGTGTTTCAGGAGTACCTAGAAAGTCAGCAGGCCAGGGCCATCCGATCTGCGCGTTTTGCAAACACGTTCAAAACGAAGCACCTCAACCTGTGGGTGAGCGCAAAATCCGGGTTTTTCAACATGGAGGACTGGAAATCCTGCGAAGACACCACGCTCACCCTGGAACAGTTCGAGGGGCAAGAGTGGATTGCAGGGTTCGACCTGGCACGTAAGCTGGACATGAACTCGCGGGCGCGCCTGTTCTGGCGGGTTATTGATGGAAAGACCCACTACTACAGTGTCGCCCCTAAGTTCTGGGTGCCCTATGACACCGCGTACGACAGCGACAACAAGCGTATGTCGGAACGCTTTCAGGCCTGGATCAATTCCAAGCATTTGGAGATAACCGACGGCGCCGAGATCGACTATCGCGAGATCCTCGAAGATACCAAGGAAGCCAATCACGCGGCTCCAGTTCGCGAGTGTCCGATCGATCCTCATGGTGCGACCGGCTTGAGCCATGACCTTGACGATGAAGGTTTCAACCCGATCACCATTACACAGAACTTCACCAACATGTCCGATCCCATGAAGGAATTGGAGGCTGCCATTACTGCCGGCCGCTTCCATCATGACGGCAATCCGATCATGACCTGGTGCGTCGCCAACGTGATCGGCAAAAACATGCCGGGCAACGATGACATCGTTCGCCCCATCAAGCAGGGCGATGACAACAAGATAGACGGCGCCGTTGCGCTGATCATGGCCATAGGTAGGGTGCTGGCAAACGCTGGCGAGCCTGATACCAGCGGCTTCTACGAAAACCCAATCATGGTAGGCATTTAATGGCGCGCGAAAAGAAGCCTGGGCGGGTCAGGTCGGCCCTACAGAGCTGGCTCGGCGTGCCCGTAGGCCTGAATGATAAGGCGTTTTGGCAAGAATGGTTCGGGACTTCCGCGAGTGGCCAGGTTGTCACGGTCGACAAGGCGCTGCAGCTATCGGCTGTGTGGTCGTGCGTGCGGTTGCTGTCGGAGACAGTTTCCACTCTGCCGCTGCGGTTGTATGAGCGTGGCGCGGACGGCGGTCGTATCGCCGCTACGAGCCACCCGCTTTACGACATCCTCACGAAACGTCCGAACGCAGAAATGACGCCGGGTCGCTTCATGCTTATGGTGGTGGCCAGCATCTGCCTGCGCGGCAACGCCTTCGTCGAGAAGAAGCGCATCGGAACGCGGATCGTTGCGCTGAACCCGTTGCTTCCACAGCTCATGACCGTCAAGCGCTTGGATAGCGGGCGCCTGGAGTACAAATACACGCAGGACGGTAAGCCTAGGGTTATTGCAGAAGACGACCTGATGCACATTCGCGGCTTTGGGCTGGATGGTGTCTGCGGCATGCTGCCGGTATCCACGGGCAAAGAGATCATGGGGGCTGCGATTTCAGCCGAAGAGGCGGCCGCCAAGGTTTTCGCCCAGGGCATGCAGGCATCGGGGATATTGAGCAGCGACACCGCTCTCAAGCCCGAGCAGCGGGAGCAGCTTCGAGCCAGCCTGCAGGCTTTCATGGGCTCTAAAAACGCCGGCAAGATCATGGTGGCCGAGGCAGGGTTGAAGTACCAGGGCATCACCATGAATCCCGAGGCGGCTCAGATGCTTGAGTCCCGAGCCTATGGCATTGAGGAGGTTTGCCGGTGGTTTCGGGTGCCCCCGTTCATGGTCGGGCACATGGACAAGCAGAGCAGCTGGGCATCCAGCGTTGAGGGCCAGAACCTCCAGTTCCTCACCAACTGCCTCCGGCCCCTGCTGGAAAACATTGAGCAGGAAATCGGCCGGTGCCTGCTGGACCGTGATGATCGCTATTTCGCCGAGTTCGCCGTCGAAGGCCTGCTCCGCGCCGACAGCCAGGGCAGGGCCAGCTACTACAACATCTGCTTGCAGAATGGATGGATGAGCCGCAATGAGGTCCGTCGTCTGGAGAACCTACCGCCGATTCCCGGTGGCGACGTGTACACCGTGCAATCGAACCTGTTGCCCATCGAGCAGCTTGGCCAGGGGGCGGACAGCGGCGAAAGGGTCAGGTCTGCACTGTCCGACTGGCTAAACCCAAATGAAAAAGGCCGTTCCACCGGCAGCTCTGGAGAATAACCCATGACAATTCGTAGCCTTCCGGCAGCTCCGGTGGGTCGCCCGTGCGCGGGTGTTTCCTTCGATCTGATGCCGCAGGCAATGGAGCGTTGGAACTCGACCATCCAGGCTGCTGATGGCGATGCCAAGAACACAATTTCCATGCTCGATGCGATCGGCTTCGATCCTTGGTCCGGTGAAGGCGTTACCGCCAAGCGGATCTCGGCCGCGCTGCGCAGCATGGACGGCGCTGACGTGACGGTGAACATGAACTCCCCAGGCGGGGACATGTTCGAGGGCCTGGCGATCTACAACATTCTCCGGGAGTACAAGGGCCATGTGACAGTGAAGGTGCTGGGCCTAGCCGCCTCTGCAGCCTCAATAATCGCCATGGCCGCCGACGACCTGCAGGTCGCGCGCTCTGGCTTCCTAATGATCCACAACGGCTGGACCATCGCTGCCGGAAACCGTCACCAGTTCCGCGAAGTGGCCGACATGATGGAGCCGTTCGACGCGGCCATGGGCGATATCTACGCAGCCCGAACCGGCGGCGATCTCAAGGCTATGCAGGCCCTGATGGATGCCGAGACGTGGATCGGTGGATCCGCGGCGGTAGCCCAGGGTTTTGCCGATTCGCTGCTTGATTCTGATTCGATCAAGGAGGGCGGGAAGACTCAGGCAAGCCTGGTAGCCGCCCGAAAACTTGATCTGCTGCTTGCCAAGCAGGGCATGCCCCGCAGTGAGCGCAGATCCCTGATTCAAGAAATCAAGTCTGGCACGCCTTGCGCTGCCGGGCCCGGTACGCAAGACGCTGCCGACACGCTGGCCAATCTGGCCGAACCGATAGCCGATCTGGAACGAGCTCTCGCTCGTTTCTCGGCAGCCGCTACCAAATAAAGGAAATTCACTATGTCCGAACAAGCCAAACTGCTCGCGAAAATGAGTGCCGAACTGGAAAAGGCTTCCAGCGAATTCAGCGCCAAGGCCGAATCCGCCTTGGGCGAGGCCAAGAAGGCCGGCACCCTTTCCGCAGAAACCAAGGCTGCCGTCGACGAGATGGCCCTGAAGTTCAATAGCCTTACTGAAGCGGAGAAGCAGCTCAAGGCCCAGCTCGGCGAACTGGAGCAGGAGTTCGCCCGAATTCCAACCCAGGCAGCTGCCGCTCAGCGAGAAACCCTCGGCGGCACCGTGATCAAAAGCGAAGCTCTTGCCGAGTTCGCGAAAAGCATTCAGGGCAACCGCCGTGTCAGCGTGCCGGTACACGCCGCTTTGCTCAGCACTGGTGCTGCTGAAGGCGTAGTAGAGCCACAGCGCCTGCCAGGTATCGACGTGATGCCGAAGCAGCGACTGTTCATCCGTGATCTGATCGCACCGGGGCGCACCACTTCCCCGGCGATCTTCTGGGTGCAACAGACCGGTTTTACCAACGCCGCACGCGTTGTCGCTGAAAACACCCAGAAACCATACAGCGACATCCAGTTCAACACCAAGATCACGCCGGTTACCACCATCGCGCACATGTTCAAGGCGTCGAAGCAAATCCTGGATGACTTCGCCCAGCTGCAATCGACCATCGATGCAGAAATGCGCTACGGCCTGAAATACGCCGAAGAGTCGGAGATCTTGTTCGGCGATGGCACTGGTGTGCACCTGCACGGGATCGTTCCGCAGGCCGAAGCTTATTCGGCAGCATTCGAGCCTGACGCAATGACTCAGATCGACCAGCTGCGCCTGGCCATGCTCCAGTCGCAACTGGCACGCTTGCCAGCCAGCGGTCACGTGCTCCACTTCACCGACTGGGCGAAGATCGAGCTGACCAAGGACACCCTGGGTCGCCACATCATCGGCAACCCGCTGAGCCTCGCTGGTCCCACTCTGTGGGGCTTGCCAGTTGTCGCGACCGAACTGGCAGCGTTCCTGGGCAAGTTCCTGACCGGTGCCTTCCAAACTGGCGCACAGATCTTCGATCGCGAGGACGCCAACGTGGTGATCTCTACCGAAAACGCCGACGACTTCGAGAAGAACATGATCTCGATCCGTTGCGAGGAGCGTCTGGCGCTGGCTGTTAAGCGTCCGGAAGCGTTCATCTACGGCACCTTCGCAACTCCAACCCCTTGATATAGCGGGGCCGCCCAAGCGGCGGCCCTTCGGAGGTCGAAATGAAATTGAAGACCCTCAAGCCGCTGTATCTCGGCGGCAGTACTTTGGTTGAAGGCACCTCGTTTTTAACTAGTGAGCAGCACGGCCGGCAGTTGCTGCAGAAAGGCTATGCCGAGCCGGACGAAAGCAAGGATGAGGTTTTGGTCGACCTTACCGAAACCGAGTCCGAGGCCAAACCGCTGACTAGCACCGGCGCGCCAGCGGCGAGCAAGACTGCACCCAAGGCAAAGGCCGCCGATAAGAAAAAGGCTGACTGAGCATGAGCGTGATCGATATTGATTTGGCGATTAAACACCTGCGAGCGGAGTCCGAAGACTTGTTTGACGTTCAGTCGAAACTCGATTCAGCGGAAGATGCAGCCGCACAATTTTTGAACCGCCGAATCTATGTTGACGATGCTTCGCTTGCAGTCGCGACGGCCACTGTCGTTGGGCTCCGGTCACAATATCGCTTGAACCTCGGCGCGGCGTTACAGGCAGCTGCTCTGATCGAGAATTACGAAGACCGGTGCATGGCGGAGTTGGATGCACTTTCCCAACATGAAGAGTCATTGCGCGCCGCCGCGATGATTTCGCGCGGGATCGTGCTAAATAAATCAATCACTGCCGCTTGCCTTCTGACTCTGGGGCACTTGTGGGCGAATCGAGAAGATGCGGTGACGGGTATTAACACTTCCTCGGTCATCGAATTACCCCACGGATCCCGCTCTTTGTTGGTTCCGTATCGGGTGGCACTGGGGGTCTAGATGGCGTACAGAGAGATTGGTGCGGGCGAGCTCAACAAGCACGTTACGCTCCGGCGTCGCGACGACGTTCCGGCCGAAGACATGGGGCTGGATTCCCTGTTCTCTGAAGCGAACCCGCGCTGGGCGAAGATCGAACCAGTCGGTTCGGCGGTTTACACCGACAGCGCTCAGACGGAAAACAAAATCACGCACCGCATATTCCTGCGCTTTCGAACAGGAATCACGACTGCTTATGAGGTGGTTCACAAAGACACCCTGTATCGCGTGAAACGTGGTTTCGACATGAACGGCCGCGGGCGGTTCGTCGTTCTCGAGGTGGAGGAACTCGGGCTGTTGAAGCCTGGCGGGGGTATCTATGTCTAACTCGGCCTCGGTTGAGGGTTACCTGCACGTCGAGGGCTTCGATAACTTCGAGCGTGATGCCTTCGACAAGCGAAAGATCCGCGCGGGGATGCGCAAGGTCGGGCTGCTGATCGCTCAGCGCGCCCAGATGAGCCTGGTGCTGGGCAAGGGCCAGGACGGGTACCCCGTGAACCGCACGGGCGCCACCGTCGAGTCGGTGAAGTTCAAGGTTTCCCGCGCTGGTTTTTTGGTGCGTATCTCTCCCACCAAGACATCAGCAATGGAAGAGTTCTATCCGGCCTACCTGCACTACGGCGTCAAGAAGGGCCGCAAGCTGGGGAAGTTGGCCCCAGGCGCCGGTAAAGGGAGGTCGAATCGCCGAGCCGCTGGCGTGCGGGCCGCTGCTGTTGCTGAGCGTGCCGCGGGTGAATGGCGCATCAAGCCGCGTGACAACTACATGGCCGACGCCCTGCAGGACTCGGCATCGCAAGTCCAATCCATACTTTCCGCTGCCTTCGCCGCTGCCCTTGGGTGACTGAGATAGCCCTCTGGGGTACGCTCATTACTCCGACTACAGGGAGTTACCCATGAAAGCGTTGCTATTTCTCATCGCTGCCTCCGGCTTGGTACTGTCGGTGAATGCTGCTGCGGCTGAGCCTGTACGTGAAGCACCTAGCGCTGCGATAGATCGCATCACTTTGATTTACCTCAATCGCGACGTTTATCCAAGCGGCTCTGTTGAGTGCGTACCAAAAGTCGTTGGCTCTCGATCTATGGTCGGTTGCTGGAACATGACGCTCGGCGGCAGCAGCTCACCGCATATCTGGATTTATGACTCAGGGGTGTTCAAATCGTTGAATGGAAGTGCTCGTCAGCTTGCGGAGGGTAAATTCTCAAATGAGCCTGATATTGCGGCGTCGGCACTACCATTGCCCTCGGATATTGATGTTGGAGCTGCCTTGAGCAGTTTCAAAAAGAGCTAGTCGCATCCGCCAAAAGAAAACCTCGCGCCCGCGGGGTTTTTTTATACCTGAGATTTGACCAATGAAATTGAACCCGCTTGTCGCGCACTTGCGGCTGGCTTGCCCGTCCTTTGCTGGTCGGGTGGCTGGCGGCATCGACTGGGACGCGGTCGTCGAGAGCGCGCAGTTGGCTTTGCCGGCTGCGTACGTGATTGCAACCGCCGACGCTGCGACCCCGACCAAAGCCCAAAACATGATCATTCAGGACATCACTGATCAGTTCAACGTGGTGATCGTGCTGGATACGACGGACGAGCGAGGCCAAGCCGCCAACGACCTGCTGCACGATATACGAGCCGAGCTATGGCGCGCCTTGCTGGGGTACATCCCATCGCCGGAATACACGCCCATCGAGTATGGCAAGGGCGCGTTGCTGCACATCAGTCGGGCCCGGGTGGTTTACCAGTTCACCTTCTTCTCCGAATTCCAGGTTGGGCGTAATCGTCCTGACCAGCCGGCCGAGACCTGGCAAGAGCTTGAGCTCGACGGGCTCACCGGGTTTACCGGTGTCGACTTCCAAATGGACTGCATCGACCCGGCAGATCCAAACCTGCAATCACCCGGCCCGGATGGGCGTATCGAAGCGCATTTCTCAGGAGACGTAACACCATGACCAAGCGCATCACTGTGGTGCCGGCCAAAGGCCGCTCTGTGCCCGATCCGGAGGCTGGCGACCTGTTGCCTGTTGAAGGCCGGGACGTACCCGACAACGTCTGGTGGCGCCGCCGCCAAGCTGACGGCGACGTCAAGTTGAAAGACGTTGAACCCCCTACCACCAAAGCTGCAGTCGCGGCGAAAACCGAGGTGGCCAAATAATGCCTATCGGATTCAGCAACATCCCGGCCGATATCCGTGTGCCGCTGTTCTATGCGGAGATGGATAACTCGGCAGCGAACAGCGCCTCGTCGGCCATGCGCCGTCTGATCGTCGGCCAGGTAAACGACAACGCCGTCGGCGAAAGCATCGGCAAACTTGTGCTGGTTACCAGCCTGGCCCTGGCCAAGGAAATTGGCGGGCAGGGCTCCATGCTCGCCGCAATGTACGAGGCCTGGCGCAAGACCGATCCCATCGGCGAGATTTGGTGCCTGCCGCTGCAAAACGAAACCGGTGAGGTTGCTTCTGCGACTATCACCATTACCGGCACATCCACCGAGGCCGGCCTGCTGAACCTGTATGTCGGCGGAGTGCGAGTGCAATCCGTGGTGCCGTCTGCCGCAACACCGACGGCAGCTGCCGCCGCCCTGGCGGTCAAGATCAACGCCTCACCAGATCTGCCAGTGACGGCAACCGCACTGGCGGGCGTGGTTACCCTGACCTGCAAGTGGACCGGCGAAAGCGGCAATGACATCAGCATCGCGCTTAATCGCCTGGGCAAGTCCAATGGCGAAATGACGCCGGCCGGCATGACCGTTGCGGTTACGCAAATGACCGCGGGCGTCGGCACACCCGACCAGGTTGATGCAATCGCCGCACTGGGTGATGAACCTTTCGAGTTCCTGTGCCAGCCCTGGACCGACACGACGTCGCTGAATGCCTGGAAGGATGCGATGGACGACAACGTCGGTCGCTGGAGCTGGGCCAAGCAGCTGTTCGGGCACGTCTACAGCGCGAAGCGCGGAACGATCGGCACTTTGGTCGCTGCCGGCCAGGTGCGTAACGATCAGCACATGACCATCCAGGCAGTGGAAGTTGGTGTACCTCAGCCAGTGTGGGTGCAGGCTGCAGCTTTGGCCGCGCGTACCGCCGTCTTCATCTCTGCGGATGCCAGCCGTCCAACCCAAAGCGGCAGCATGCCGGGCCTTGATCCGGCCCCGGCGAGCGACCGTTTCACACTGACCGAGCGGCAGTCGTTGCTGAACTACGGCTTGGCCACGGCGTATTACGAAGGTGGTTACGTGCGCATTCAGCGCTCGATCACCACCTATCAGAAGAACGCCTACGGCCAGGCGGATAACTCCTACCTGGACAGCGAGACCATGCACCAGTCGGCGTACATCATCCGCCGCATGCAAAGCGTCATCACCAGCAAGTACGGCCGGCACAAGCTGGCCAGCGACGGCACCCGCTTCGGCGCTGGCCAGCCGATCGTCACGCCGAGCACCATTCGCGGGGAGCTGATTGCCCAGTACGCGAAGCTAGAGCTGGAAGGTCACGTCGAGAACGCTGATCTGTTCGCTGAGCACCTGGTGGTGGAGCGTGATACGCAGGACCCGAGCCGGGTCAACGTGTTGTTCCCGCCGGACTACATCAACGGCCTGCGCATCTTCGCGATGCTCAACCAATTCCGTCTTCAGTACGACGCCGCGGCGTAACGCTGACCCTGATCAACCGGCCCGCCTTGAGCGGGCTTTTTCATTCCAGAGGAAAAGACCATGGGTCAAAAAGTAGCGGGTACCGCCTACGTAAAAGTGGACGGCACGCAGCTCACTATCACCGGCGGCGCGGAAGCCCCGTTGATGGAAGTGAAGCGGGAGACGGTTTATCCGGGCTTCTTCAAGGAGGAAGAACTGGCACCGTACTTGAAGATGACCGCGATCGTTGAGGCGGGCTTTCCGATCAAGACGCTGGCGAATGGCCGCGACATGACGGTCACGTGCGAATTCAACAACGGTCGCGTCTACGTGCTTTCGGGTGCCTACCTGGTCGATGAGCCATCGTTCAAGGCTGATGACGGCACGGTAGAGCTGCAATTCGACGGCATTAAAGGGAGCTGGCAATGAGTGATTCCGTAAAGCTGCAGGCGCCTATTGAAGCGCATGGCGAGCCCCTGACCGAGCTGAGCCTGCGCCGCCCGACCGTGCAGGAAGTTCGGGCCATCAAGGCCTTGCCGTACAAGATCGACAAAAACGAAGAGGTCAGCCTCGACATGGACGTCGCCGCGAAATACATCGCGGTGTGCGCGGGCATCCCTCCGTCGTCGGTCAACCAGCTCGATCTGGCGGACCTCAACACGCTGAGCTGGCAGGTGGCCGGTTTTTTCATGAGCGCGGCATCAGCACAACCGAGCAGCTGATCGAGGTCGCGTATGACCTGGCGTGGTTCTGGAAAGTTGATCCGGAGCTATTAATGGCCCGGCCACTGGATGTGCTCCTTGAATCGCTGGAGCACGCCCAGCGCATTAACCAATCCCAGCAGGTGTAGTGATGGCGGACAAGTTCCAGCTCAAGGCGTTGATCACCGGCGTCGACAAGCTGTCGCCGACGCTGGCGGGGATCCGTAAGAACGTTGCGGGCTTCACCAAGCAGATGAACAATTCGGGCCTGGGCAAGATCGGGTTCAAGGAAGCCTTGCAGGGCGGCGCCCTGGCGGCCCCATTTATTGCTGGCGCACGGGCGGCCATCGAATTCGAAACCGCCATGGCGGACGTGAAGAAGGTGGTCGACTTTGACACCCCTCAGCAGTTCAAGCAGATGGGGCAGGATGTACTCGACCTGTCGGAGAACATGCCGATGGCGGCGAGCGGTATTGCCGCAATCGTCGCCGCCGGCGGCCAGGCGGGCTTTGCTCGCGGCGAGTTGAAACAGTTTGCCGAAGACGCCGTGAAGATGGGCGTTGCCTTTGATCAGACCGCCGAGCAGTCTGGCGACATGATGGCCAAGTGGCGCACCTCGTTCAAGCTGACCCAGCCTGAAGTGGTCAAGCTGGCGGACCAAATCAACTACCTGAGCAACGTGGGCCCGTCTTCGGCCGCGCAGATCTCCGACATCGTCACGCGCATCGGCCCACTTGGCGCAATCGCTGGCCTGGCTTCAGGCCAGATCGCTGCGATGGGCGCGACCCTGGCGGGCGTGGGCGTGCCGAGCGAGGTTGCTGCAACCGGCATGAAAAACTTCATGCTGGCCCTGACCAAGGGAAGTGCAGCAACGAAGCAGCAGGCCCAGGCCTTCAAATCTCTGCGACTCGACGTGACGAAGGTCGCCAAGAGCATGCAGAAGGATGCACAGGGCACTATTGAGGATGTGCTCGCCCGCATCGCGATGGTAGCGCCGGATAAGCAGGCCGGCCTCTTAACTGAGCTGTTTGGTTCGGAGTCGGTCACCGCGATCGCTCCGCTGCTGACAAACCTTGATCTTCTGAAGAAGAGCTTCAGGGATGTCGGTGAGGGGTCAGGCTACGCCGGGTCGATGCAGAAGGAATATGCGGCGCGGTCGGCCACCACGGCCAACGCGATGCAGCTGCTGCAAAACAAGGTGACACGGCTGGGTGTAGAGGTGGGTAGTGCACTGCTGCCACCGTTTAACGACTTCCTGACCATCATCGGGCCCCTGGTTTCCAAGCTTTCCACACTGGCCGCTCAGCATCCAGGCTTGATCAAAGGCATCGTCGCCGCTGCATTGGCCTACGGCGTGCTCCGCGTGGCGGTGGTGGCCACCACCATGGCGATGGCCCTGTTCAACGCCGTGACCAAGAAGTCGATTGTCGGTCTGGTTATCCGGGGTATCGCGCTGGCGGCCGGCCTGCTCATTGCAAACTGGGCAACGGTTGCGCCGTTCTTCGAGAAGGTCTGGGCCAAGATCGAAGGCCCGGTGATGCAAGCCTGGGAGTTGTTCAAGAAGTTTGCCGAGTACACGCCGATCGCTCTGATCACGGCGAACTGGGAGCCGCTGACGAAGTTCTTCGGTGCGCTGTGGGATCTGCTGGTAGCTCTGTCCGTTCCCGCCATGGACTTCTTGAAGTTGATCTTCGACTGGAGCCCCCTGGGCTTGATCGTCAAGCACTGGGAACCCATCACGGCCTGGTTCCAATCGTTGTGGGCAAAGCTCAAGCCAATCATTGAGCCGATCATGAAATGGTTCGGCGGAGGGGATGGGGGCGACGGGATTATCCAGACCGCGACCAACAAGGTGAACGCCTTCACGGAGGCCCAGCAGAAACGCAATGCCGGCGCCGGCGGCGGCACTGGTGAGTTTCTCCAGTCCGATGCCGCGTTGGCCGCTCAGTCGCGGCGGGCGGCCAACAACGAAGCCTTTGGTATCGACAACAACCGGCTGCTGAGCCGTCCCGGGCAATTGCCGCCTTCTGGGAGCCTGCTGCAGCAAACCGCCGCTACCCAGGCGCAGAAGGTCAATGGCGAGATAAATGTAAACATTAAGGGCGCGCCGCCTGGCACGACCGTCGATCAGCCGCAGGCTAGCCAGACCGGTCTGAAAATAAAGCCCAACGTCGGTACGCGAACCGTTGGCGTCATGAGGACGCAGTAAATGGCAGAAAGAACGTGGCGTGACGAACTGCTGCCGGCCTCGTTCCGGGGGATCAGCTTCTTGATCCCCCAGGCCTCGGTGCCGGTGGGCATGAAAGGGCAGTTGCACGAGTTCCCTCAGCGGGATGCCCCTTACTTCGAGCAGTTGGGCAAGCAGTCCCAGGTGCACCGGCTCACGATTTGGATTATTGGCGACGATTGCTTCGAGCGGCGGGACAAGTTCCTCGAGGCAATTCAAACGCCAGGCGCGGGCGAGTTGGTTCACCCTTGTCTGGGGCGGATGCAGGTCAAGGCCGGCGAAGCAGAGTTGACCCACGACTACCAGCAGGGCGGCATGGTCAGCATGCTGGTAACGTTCTATCCGGACACTCCGCTCAAGTTCCCCGTGGCCAGGGTCAATACCCAGAAGCAGGTGGTGAAGGCTTCGGAGAGCATGTGGGAATCGGCGCTGGCGCGATACAAGGCCGCGATGGCCAAGGTTGACCAGGCACGCCTGGGGCTGGCCCGGCTGCGCAACAACCTGTCTGCGGTGTACACGGTAATCCAGCGCCAGTTCGCACCGTTCGTGTCCGTCTTCACAAACCTGACCGGGCTGGCGCAGTCGATCATGAATGCGCCCGGCTCGCTTTCGTCGCTGTTCTCTAGCTATTTCAGTGACTTCTCAGTTCAGGATTACCTGGGCAACGACTCCAGCTATCGCAATACCGTAGCCACGGCGAGCCAGCAGGCTGAAGCGGTGAGCAGCATTAATACCGTCAGCACGATCGGCGGTGTCGACTCGGCCGCGGCATCGAAGGCTACGGCCGATCTGGTCCAGGACGCGTTGCTCGTCCAGATCGCTTTGATCGTCAGCGAAATGCCGATTGCCTCGCAGCCGCTGTCGACTGATACCACCCCATCGGCAGATCAACAGGCCGTCCAGTCGTTCGACAGGCCTGAGGTTCCGGTGGCGGATGATGTGCTTGAGCTGCGCGACGGATTGAACGAGGCGATGCTTGAGGCATCACTGAAAGCCGACTCGGCTCATTACCTGGTGCTCAATGCCCTGCGGCAGGCAATCGTCAAGCACCTAACGGCGGTCGCTGCTTCCGGCGTTCGCCTCGTGGAAATTACCCCGTCGGAAACCCTTTCTGCCCTGGTCCTGGCTTACCGGCGCTTCGGCGACGCTACGCGTGAGTCCGAGGTCGTAGAGCGAAACCGCATTCACCACCCAGGGTTTGTGCCCGCACGGCCGATCAAAATAGCCCAGAGGTAACCCGTGGACGAAGATGAAAACACCGTGACGCTCAGCGTCAACGGTTCGGATTACTCTGGCTGGAAATCGGTGGAAATTGCCCCAGGCCTCGAGGATCAGGCCCGGTCGTTCAATTTGAGCGTCACATGGAAGTGGCCAGGGCAGACCATAGGGAGGCCGATCAAAGAGGGGGACAAGTGCCAAATTCGAATCGGGGATGACCTGGTGCTTACTGGATGGGTGTTCGCCTCGCCGATCGATTACGACGACAAACAAATCACCATGTCCATCAGCGGGAGGTCGCTGACCGCCGACCTGGTCGATTGCGCGGCAATCAATGAGCCGGGTCAGTGGAACAATCAGAGCGTCTTGTCGATCGTTTCAGCGCTTGCGGCTCCGTATGGGTTGAAGGTGCGCAGCGAGATCCCTGAAGGGGCAAAGCTGTCGGATCACACCATCGAGCCTGGCGAGACAGTCTTCGAATCCATTGATCGACTGCTCACTCTGTTCAGGGTTTTCTCTACTGACGACGCCACCGGCATGGTGGTGCTGGCCAGGCCAGGAAGCGAGGGGCGGGCGTTCGACGCGCTTGAGGTGGGCAAGAACATCAAGACCGGCAGTGCTGGGCTCGACTTCTCTGCGGTGTTTTCCGAGTACCGAGTGCTCGGACAGAAGAGCGGCACCGATGACGAGTTCGGCGCTGCGGCAGCCGAAGTTTCGGCAACGGCCACTGATCCCCGGATTGCTCGCCGGCGGGTGATGGTCATCCAGCAGTCCGGCCAGCTTACGACTGAGCTGGCCCAGGCCAGGGCGCACTGGGAAAGCGTCACGCGCATGGGCAAGGCGCTGACCACTACGTATGAGGTTCAGGGGTGGAGGCAAACAAACGGCCAGCTCTGGAAGCACAACATGCTGGTCCGGGTCATCGACCCGATCATCGGATACGACCGTTGGATGCTCATAGCCCGGGTGACATACATCCTGGGCGAGGGCGGCATGGTCACAAAAATGGAAGTCGGCCCACCTGACAGTTACGAGCCGGAACCGAATGACTCGCTGAAAAACCGCAAGCTGAAAAAGGGCGGCAAGGGCGACAACTTCGAATACCTCATCCCAGCAGACTACGAGCCAAAACAATGAGCCTGAAAAGCATGCTGGCCCGCGGCACCGTCGTGCTCGCAAACGCCGGGAAGAAGATGCAGTCGCTGCAAATTCGCCTTACGGCGGGTGAGCTGAAAGACGGTGTCGAGCATTTCGAGCCCTACGGCTTTACCAGCAATCCGCTGCCGAGCGCCGAAGTACTGACAGCGTTCCTGGGCGGCGATCGGTCCCATGCGGTTGTTGTGGTCGCCTCTGACCGCCGCTACCGCATCAAAGAACTCGCGCCCGGTGAGGTGGCCATCTACACAGACGAAGGGGACAAGATCCACTTCAAGCGTGGGCGGATCATCGATATCGAAACCCAGACGCTGAACATCAAGGCCGGCACCTCAGTGAATTTTGATACCCCGTTGATCACCCAGACCGGCCGGATCGTTTCCGACGGCGACCAGGTGGCAGGCGGTGTCAGCCAGATAGAGCATGTCCATGGCTCCGTGATGTTCGGGAACAGCCAAAGTGGCCCGCCCGTGCCGGAGGCAGAATGATTATTTCAAACACAGTGGAGGCCGGTCTCACGCGCGCGGTGATGATCAGCCTTTTCACCTGGCGCCGCGCTGCGACGGATGACCCGGTCGATGACGAGGAGCGCTATGGCTGGTGGGGTGACAGCTACCCAGCGACCGCTGACGACAAGATCGGCTCCCGCCTGTGGCTGCTGCGCCGGGTAAAGCTCACCGAGGCCACTCAGCTCGATGCCGAGTTTTACGCCGACGAAGCGCTGCGCTGGTTGCTCACCGATGAGCAGGTGGTGGGTATCGATATCAGCAGTGAGAAAGACGGAATTAACCGCCTGAACCTTGTTGTGATCCTGACGATTCTTGGCGGCGCTCGGCTCGAAATCAAACCCTCTTCTCCATGGCAGGTGATCTATGCCGTTTGACACGCCGTCTCTTCCGGTACTCATCAGCCGCACCCAAAGTGACCTTGCAAGTGATGTGCTACGCCGATCCGACGCCCAGGTGCTGGCGAGAACCCTCAGCGGCACCGCGTACGGGCTGTACGGATACCTCGACTGGATCGTTGACCAGATCCTGCCCGACCGCGCGGACGAGGAAACCCTTGAGCGGATAGCGATCCTTCGACTGAGCCAGCCTCGCAATCCGGCACAGCCCGCCGAAGGCTCGGTCGGATTCACTGCTGCAGCGCTGGCGGTGCTCGATGTCGACGTGGTGCTTCAGGCCGATGACGGCCGAACCTACAAGGTCACTGCCGGGTTAACGACTGCGGCAGGGCTAAACACCACCACGATTGCTGCCGTCGATGCGGGCGTTCTCGGAAATGCCGACGCAGGCCTGACGTTGAAGTTGATCCAGCCAGTGGAGGGCGTGGTGAATACCTTCACCGTGCTCGCTCCAGGGCTCAGCGGGGGGATTGCTCAAGAGAGCGTTGAATCGCTGCGCGCGCGCGTTGTTCGGTCCTACCGCGTGATCCCGCATGGCGGTTCAAAAGATGACTACGAAACCTGGGCGCTTGAGGTGCCCGGCGTCACGCGAGCATGGTGCCGTGGCAATTACCTTGGGCCAGGCACGGTTGGTTTGTTCGTGATGCGTGATGGCGACGCCGAGCCTGTGCCGAACCCCACGCAACTGGCTGAGGTGAAGGCCTATATCGAGCCATTACGACCAGTTACGGCTGAGCTTTATGTGCTGGCCCCGGTTGAAGTGCCGGTGGTCTACCAGATCCACGCCGTACCCGACACGTCAGCAGTACGCGCCGCTATTCAGGCTCAGCTTGTGGACCTTCACGAGCGGGAAGCGGGGCTAGGTGAAACGCTTTTGCTAACTCACATAGCCGAGGCTATCAGTGGATCTCCCGGCGAAACTGATCACCAGCTCATCGCGCCGGCGGCAAACGTTGTGCCCGCTGCCAACCAGCTTCTGACCTTCGGGGGTATCACATGGCTGTGATTAGAACAGCGGAAGAGTATCGAGTGCAGCTGCAGGGGCTGCTTCCGCCGGGACCCGCCTGGGATCCTGAGCTCGTCCCAGAGGTGACACTAGTGCTATCCGGCGTGGCACTGGAGTTCTCCCGAGTGGATGCGCGGGCCGTGGCGCTGTTGAACGAAATGGATCCGGCAGGGGTGAGTGAGCTCGTTCCCGATTGGGAGTCGATCATGGGCCTCCCGGACAGCTGCCTTGGACCAAATCCAGCGTTTGAGGATCGACGCCTTGCTGTTCGCCGGAGACTGGTGGAGGTGGGCGGGCAGAGCCGCGGCTACTTCATAGAGATCGCGGTAAGCCAGGGATATCCAAACGCGAATATCACTGAGCACAGAGCGCCCCGTATGGGGCGTTCTCGTTTTGGCTCCGCTCATTTCGGTACCTGGAACGCCCAATTCATGTGGACGCTTAACACCGGAGGCCGGCAGCGGCAGGGTCGCCGCTTCGGTGTCAGCTATTGGGGCGAACGATTTGGTACTAATCCTGGGGACGCGCTTGAGTGCTTGATCCGCAGGCCCGCGCCAGCGCACACCGTCGTGCACATCAATTATGATTAAGGGGTGAAATGTGGATTTTCCTAAGAGTGTTCCTGGCGTAGGGTTGGTTAATGGCAAATTTATTGATGAGGATGCGATTGCCGGTACACCGGGCTCGCTGATTCCATCCGTCTGGGGTAACGCTGTAACCCTGGAAATCCTGAAAGTCATTCAGGAGGCTGGCCTCGATCCGGACGAAGACGACAACACGCAATTGAACGCGGCTATCAATCAGAAGATCTCCGAGTCGTCCGTTGCGTTTGCAAGCCAGCTGGAGGCCGAGGCCGGCGAATCAACAACCAAGGCGATGAGTCCACTACGTGTTTTTCAAGCGATCGCCAAGGTCGTCACGCCGGCAACGGAGATCGCGTTCGGATGGCTCAAGATTGCCACCCAGGGGCAGGTCAATGCAGGCACAGATGACGCTGCTGCTATCACGGCAAAAAAGATCGCCGCCGCAGTTCAAGCCCAGGCTCACACAGCGTTTACGACAGCCGGGACCGCCGCTGCACTCACCCTTACCCCTGTGCCGGCGATCCCCGCGTATGCCGCCCCGCAGCGGTTTCGCGTGAAGTTCAGTCAGAACAGTACCCCTACCAGCACGATCAATGTTTCGGGTAAGGGGGGGAAGCCTCTGAAGCAGTACGACGCATCCGGCGCGAAGGTACCGGCTGTTTACGTCGTTGATCAACTGGGTGACATTGAATATGACGGCGCTGACTTTGTCTTGTTGGATCAGTTGCCTGCTGCCAATAGTACTGCGCCGGGTATTGTGAGTTTTTATGCGGCATCAACACCGCCGGATGGATATTTAAAAGCAAATGGCGCGATAGTTTCTCGAACAACCTACGCCGCGTTATTCGCAGTTGTAGGGGTTAACTATGGGCCTGGGGACGGGTCTACAACGTTTCGTCTCCCTGATCTGCGTGGCGAGTTCATCAGGGGGTGGGATGATGGGCGCGGCATTGATGTAGGGCGTGCATTTGCAACAGCGCAGGCTGATGAATTCAAATCTCACGTCCATTATGTCCCAGACTCTACAGCGGAGGGTTCTGTAGATGGTAGTTGGGTATACGCAAACTTTGGTAATGGAGTAACCGTTGCGACAAACTATACTCAAGGCGCCGGCGGCACTGAAACTCGGCCTAGAAACATCGCTCTCTTGGCTTGTATAAAATACTGAGGTGAATAATGACTGAGCAAGCGCCGCCAACTATCTACCAAGCTCACCCTGTTACTGGGGAGTATATCGGGCAGTCTATTGCCGACGTTGACCCATTGGACTCCGAAAACTGGCTCATTCCAGGTATGGCTTTTATTGATGAGCCACCCAAGCCAAGAAAGGGGTTTGCGATAGTTCACGTTTCCGAAAGCGAATCTACATGGTCACTTACTGAAGACTTTCGAGGTACGGTTTACCGCACCGATTCTGGGCAGGCCGTGGAGTGGCAGGGGCTTGGTCCTCTCGGTGATGGGTTAACGCAAGAACCGCGGCCAAGTGCCTATCACAACTGGGTAAATGGCACTTGGAAACTGGACACTTCGGCAGAAATCAACGCGCTGAAATTGCAGGCGGAAAATAAACGTGATGGGCTGCTGCAGCAGGCAACCCTGCGTATTGCTCCATTACAGGATGCCGTTGATTTGGACGAGGCCACGGCCGCTGAAGCAGCATTGCTCAAAAAATGGAAGCAGTACAGGGTGGCCGTTAACCGAGTGCCGGATCAAACAGATTATCCGAAGAACATCAATTGGCCAGTTGAGCCTTCCTAACGACACCGATTTATCGCAGCCCGCCACGCGCGGGTTTTTTATTGCCTGGAGAAAGCCAATGCCGATTACCGAACCCCGTGGTGTGCGCAACAACAACCCCGGCAACATCGACTACAACCCAGCCAACCATTGGCAGGGCCAGCTGAAGCCTGAGCCAGCGATCGAGAAGCGGTTTGCCAGGTTCGACACTCCTGAGAATGGAATCCGCGCCCTCGGCAAGCTGCTGCTGACCTACCAGCGAAAGCATGGGCTGAAGACCGTGAAGGCGATTATCAGCCGGTGGGCGCCGTCAGTAGAGAACGACACCGCCGCGTATGTGCGCGCCGTTGAAGCAAACACCGGCACCCGGCCTGGCGCCGACATCGACCTGGGCCAGCCTGGGGCGATGACAGGCTTCGTCAAAGCGATCATTCATCACGAGAACGCGGGGTATGCGTACCCCGACGCGGTGGTGGCGGAAGGCGTGCGGCGGGCGCTGGCATGACGCCGGTGCAGAAGCTGGCCGGCCTGGTTCTGCTGGTATTGGTGCTAATGGCCGGCGCCGCGGGCGTGACCTGGCAAGTGCAGGACTGGCGGATGGGCAAGAAGCTGTCCGAGCAGGCCGGCCTGCACCAGGGCGACCTGGCCAGTATCAGCATGGCCGCTGCCGCCCAGGCCCGCGCCGAACAGGACAAGCGTCTGGCCACCGAGCAACAGCTCGCCATCCAGGACCAACAACATTCTAAGGAACTCTCCGATGCCCAACGTACCCAAGCTGCTCTGCGCGATCGCCTTGCCACTGCTGATGTGCGGCTGTCAGTCCTTATCGACGCAGCCGATACAGCCGGTGGCTGCAACGTGCCTACCGCCACCGGCGCCGTCGGCGTGGTTTATGCAGTCCGTCGAGCCCAACTTGACCCAGCGCATGCTCAAAGAATTCTCGGCATCACCGGCGACGGGGATCGAGGACTGATTGCTTTACGGGCATGCCAGGCATACGTAAGGACCATCACGCAATAATGGCTATTAGTCATCGTTGCGTATTCGAAAAATCGAGGCCATACTTTTTGTTCTCAAAAATGACAGTGCCTTATGGACAAGCAACTGGCGGGCCTCTCAATCCTTCTCACGGTCTGTTGGATCAGTTCCGTAATTTTTGTCATGTGGATTTTCAACTGACACCTCCAATTTGCGTTATCAGCGTCTCGCCTTTGTTGCGCACATTGCCCACGGCTGTGTCGACCTTGTACCACTCGAACACCTCGGCCGGCTCGCCCTGATGGAGCACCATCTGCTCGGCGCGCTCCTTGGGGGTGGCCGGGTCCAACCATTCGCGAGCCAGTTCGGGATTCAGCACCACGGGCCGCCGGTCATGGATGTCCACCATGCCGCCTGCGCTGTCGGCAGTGATGATCACAAATCCGTCATGCTCACCTGGGCCTTCGTTAGCGTTGGGTAGCTGGCCAATAGCGGCGCAGTAGATCGGCGCCCCGTCGCGCCGTCGGATCAGATAGGGCTGTTTCTTCTGCCCGCCTTCATCGACCCATTCAAACCAGTTATTGATTGGTGTGATTGCACGGTGCGGCCAGATTGCCCGGAAGAACGGGCCGTGGGCGACTTTCTCGACGCGGGCATTGATCGGCGCGGCGCGATCCGTTGCCCAGTGCGGTCTCCATCCCCAGCGCACCGGATCAGCCAAAAGGAGTTCGCCCTGTACGTGGAGCACGGCGACCTGGGTGGTGGGGGCGACGTTGTATCGCTCCAGGGGCAGTTCGCCGACCGAGTTGACCATGGCGTTCGGCATGCTGAGGGCCGCAACGAGGTCATGAATGCCGCTGTACTGTGAAAGGCGTCCGCACATAACTGTCTCCGCTCGTCGGGCTTGATGAACAGCCGCGCGCCGGCCGATCTCTACACTGTAGACACCGGCACCGGAGATTCGTCATGACAAGTGATATACAGCAGGTCAACGAGATGGAAGCGTGGCATGCGCTGCTCAATGACGCCGAATTCACGGCAGGCGGCCCTGAGTATCGCTATGAAACGCGCCTCGCACTGGCCGACAACATGTTGGAGCGAGGCGTGATCGACAGCGGAGAATGGCGCGAGCTGGTCGAGGAGGCTGTTGCAGGTTATGCGGACGACGTCGGCTGAGTGCCAGCTGTACTGACAAAGCCGTTACCTGTGCAGTTGCTGCAATCCTCGCGCTGTCCGAATCGGTCCAGGCAGGCACCGCACTTGGTGAACTGGGCGGAGAGCAGTAGAGGACGGGCCTTGCGATAGCTCTCAAAATCGCGGCTCTCCAAGGCGACCTGTGCGCAATCTACCAGCGCACGGTAGATATCGGCATCGCAGATAACTGGGTAGACCTGCCCATAGATAAATTGCGCGGTCTGTACCAGATCGTACAGCTCACCAGATGGCGCGGTAAGCAACAACCCATTTATCGCCCAAGTCTGGTTGTCGTTGCGGAGCACCAGTCGCAAATCATTCTTGTCGCGAAACACCTTTCCATCAAACCCACCAGCACCTGGGCCGAGCGCTGAGTAATAGGTGTTGCTTCGGATGTACCCGACGCACTCCGATGTTGCTCGTTGAATGACGTCATAGTAGCCGCCATACGTGTATCCCGCAGGTGTGGTGACCAGCTCTTCAGCGGCATGCCAGTAAGCCGCGTCGGCCAGCTCATCCATCTCAAATTTTTCCATCTCATCGATGACCCCTGCCTCCAACATGTCACGAGTCTCCCAACGGCACATCATTCGATGAGCTTCGGGGTTATCGATCCGGGACGCGTTGTCGTCGAGGATTCTCCGCCATTTGGCGAGCCATTCCTTTTTTAGTTCTGTAGGGGGCATGTGAGTGACTGCTTATTTTTTACTGTATGCGTATACAGTAATCTAGCTTTGCCACTGATGCGATTCGAAGCGACGAGCTGTATGGCGTCACTCTGGCGACATCAACACCGCCAATGTGAGCTTGATGAATTCCTCATTGTGACTGAGCGTGTCCAGTGCGCCGCGTACATTCGCAGCGACCTCAGCGGAGCCGCGTTGCTCCACCCAGTTGGATAGCTCCATGATCGATGCTTCGAGTGCCAGCTGATTTTCATAGAGCTTGGTAACCAGGGAGGGGAGTAGGTCTGAATTCGGCATGCTTTTTCCTCTTTTGAGTGACCAGCTTAGCAGCCGTTTGAAGCTTGGGATTTGATATAGATCGGCAGGACGCCGGGGGGGGTGGTTCACTGTCTAATACTGCCTGGCGTTAACCCGGTTTTATTGCCCCTAAAGCCTCCAAAATGACGCTAGGGTTTTAGACAGAGGAACCTTAAAAGCCCCGCGTAACGTGGCTTGCGCATCGATCAAGCCCATACTGCTGCATCATCGGGGTGTGGGAGGACAGATCGGACGTGTTCTTACTCATCAGATAGTTAGCAAATTCGTTGAAAGGAGTGGGGCAAAGGTGGGGCGCTCGGCCCTGCTTATTGCAATGGCCGCAAGGTTAACATGTGAAGTCGGCGCTTCGCAGGTTGCAAACCGGTGTACAAAACGCAGAGACGCTGCCCCTGATACAGCGCGACCTGTGCATAAAATATGCAAATTAGCATTTGCCAAGCTGCAAAACACCCGGCACTATCGCCGTTATGCAAAAACGCAACGTTTCTATCGTATTAAGAGAATTGCTGGACCGCGACCGGATCTCCCCAACGGAGCTTCACCGGCGTACCGGTGTGCCTCAGTCCACGCTGTCTCGGATCCTCAGCGGCAAGATTGTCGATCCGTCTGACAAGCATATCTCCCGCATTGCCGAATACTTTGGCGTGAGCACCGACCAACTGCGCGGGCGCGTGGCCGTAGGCGCTGCGCGGGACGGCGGGCGCGACCCGATGCATTCGGAACTCAAGGACATAAGCCTGTGGGACGACGACACCCCTATCAATGACGATGAGGTGTCGATCCCCTTTCTGCGCGAGGTTGAATTGGCTGCTGGATCAGGAAGATTCGTCATCGAGGAAAGCGAGAAAGCCAGCCTGCGTTTTGGAAAGCGCAGCTTGCGACACAATGGTGTGCAATTCGACCAGGCCAAGTGTGTGACGGTGCGCGGCAACAGCATGTTGCCAGTGCTGCGCGATGGCGCAACCGTCGGGGTCAATGCGGGCAAGAGCGGCATCGCCGATATCGTCGATGGCGATCTGTATGCCATCAATCACAATGGCCAATTGCGGGTCAAACAGCTCTATCGCCTGCCATCCGGGATTCGTCTGCGCAGCTTCAACCGCGACGAGCATCCGGACGAGGACTACAGTTTCCAGGAAATCCAGGACGAGCAGATCAGTATCCTCGGCCATGTGTTCTGGTGGGGCATGTACGCGCGTTAACCCAATTCAGTAGGACAAAACCCGCCAAGCAGCGGGTTTTTTTTCGCCTGCCAAAAGCCAGTAACCCCTTGAATCACCAAGCCAAAAATGCACATGAGCATATCCTGAGTGAAAATAAATGCATTTACGCATTGACTGTATATGCATACATGCATATTCTTCATCTCAAGCCAGCCAACAAGGCCTGGTGGAGGCGGCAAGGATGCTGCCAAGGATGACAAGGAAGGCAAGCAACATCGGCAAGGACGCCATCACAGCGATGGCAGGGATGCCAGGCAATACCGGCAAGGATGCCGACGCTCTTTAGTGACACCGCTTTACAAGAAACAGGCAGCGATGAACCGGCCTTAACGGTTCAGAGGGTTGGCAACTGACCCGGGTGTGCAGCGTAAAGCACCAGAAGCAGTTATCCGGCAGACAGGGATCGTGGTCGGAAAAACATTGAGGAAAGAACCGTACCGCGCCAGTAGCGCCGAAGGTTCGAGGACCGCATTACTGAAAAGCCCGGGCAACCGGGCTTTTTGGAATGCCTACCTATAAATGGATTTACCCGGAAAACCGGCATTCAGCCGGCATTGCTCAGCCAGGAGGCGTGACATGACAAACGAGCAGCAAGCGTTAGCGGAAATGCCTATCTGGCTGGTGATTGCACTGGCCTTGATCGGCGGGGTATCCGGCGAAATGTGGCGCGCCGACAAGGAGGGCGCCCGCGGTTGGTCGTTGATCCGGCGCCTGGCCTTGAGGTCTGGCGCGTGCATGGTGTGCGGGGTTTCGGCCCTGATGCTGTGTTACGCCGCCGGCATGTCGATCTGGACAGCCGGTGCCATCGGCTGCCTCACCGCCATGGCGGGGGCCGACGTAGCCATCGGTCTTTATGAACGCTGGGCGGCCAAGCGTATCGGGGTCAACCAGACGCCGACTTCGCGGCCCGATCAGCAGTAATTGCTGCAAGGACGCGACCCTATGACACTTATCGAAAAACCCTCCCAACTGCCCATCGCGATCGCAGAAACGCTCAAGCTGGCGTTCCCGCACCTGCGGGTGGGCAATCACCAGGATTTCAACGGCGCCACGGATGCCAGCGGCATTTTGATCGGCGTGGAGCGTAACGGCCCCGGAATACGCGCCCTGGACGGGCGTAAGGCGCATGCCTTGTCGGTGTCTCTCAAAGTCACGGTTGCCAGCGGTGCGGCGCCCTTTGACGCCTGCGACTTGGCCAGCCAACTAATGGATCTGGCCCTGGACAACCGCTGGGGGCTGCCGGCCGAGCAATGCGACCTGCCCATGGCCATTGTGGCAGCACCCTCCGTTCTGGGCTCCAGCGAAACGGACTACGACACCTGGACGGTGTCCTTCAGCCAAACGCTCTATCTGGGGCCGCCGCTGCTCGAAGATCCCACGGGTAAACCGCTGTTTGCCTACACCTGGGAAGTCTCGAATATCGACGATCCCGATCAATATCGACCTCTCCAGGAGTAGACCATGTTCGACGCGTTACTACGCATGCATCTGGGGCCGATCATCGAGCGCCTGGCGCAAATGGAGGCCCAGCTCGAAGACCTGTACCGCCGTGCCGACAGTTTTTGTCGGATTGGCGTATGTGAGGAAGTCGATGCCGCCAGCCACACATGCAAGGTTCGGCATGGCGATTTGCTCACCCCGGCCATTCATTTTTTCAACCCGAGCGCCGGTGCGCAGACGGAAACCCGCATCCCATCAGTGGGCGAGCAATGCCTGCTGCTCAACTATGCAGGTGGAGAAGGGGGGACGCAGTCCGTGGCCTTGTTCGGCCTCAACAGTAGTCAGTTTCCGCCTGTCTCCCGTGTGGCGACGTTGACGCGTCGCCTTTATCAGGACGGCACGCAAAGCGATTACGACGATGCCACTCACCTGTTCAATTGGCGCAACGGACCCACCACCGTCACGGGCTCACGGGAGCAGGTCGTCGCACAGGTCGGCGCCGCCAGCCTGGTACTGACGGCCGACAGCATTGCCCTGCAATTGGGGGCTACCGGCCTGCGGCTGGATGCCGGCGGAGTGCATTTAAGTGGCCCGGTGGTGGATCACCAGGGCCGTGTGATCAGCAGCGCATAAGGATCTGCCATGCTCGGAATCGATAGAAACACCGGGGCAGCCGTGGATGACTGGCTGCAGTTCGTACAGCGCGCCACCCGAGCGCTGACCACTCCCATAGGCACTCGCCAGAAGCGCCCGCTGTACGGTTCGATGATCCCGCAATTGCTTGGTCAGAACCTGGGCGACGACCTGCTGATCCTCGCCCAGAGCCATGCCGCGCAGGCGTTCTACAACACCCAGAATGGCATCGCCGATTTTCAACCGGAGGTCATCGTCGCCACGCGGCAAGGCGCTGGTTTGTTGCTGCGTTTTGCCGGCTCCTGGAAAAACCGTCAACAAACCTTCGAGGTCGTGACATGAGCATGTTGATCCCCGGCCAGAACCAACTGGCGGAGCCGACGCTTATTGCCGTGGAGGCGTTCGAGCCGTTGTTGGCGGAATTCAAGGCGTTCGTCATCGATTACGTGGCCACCCGTGCGCCGCAAAGCGCGCCCAAACTCAAAGCCAGTCTGGACAATGAAAGCGAATTATTGACCCTGGCCCTGGAAGCGTTTTGCGTGCGCCTGCAAACCCATGAACGCAAGTACAACGCCCGTATCAAGCAGATGCTGGCGTGGTGGGCAACCGGCAGCAACTTGGATGCACGCCTTGCCGACATGGGGCTGGAACGCCAAGTCCTCGACCCTGGCGACCCGGCCGCATTCCCGCCGATACCACCCATTCTGGAAAGCGACGACGATGCCCGTCTGCGCTACTACCTGGCACCCCATGCACCGGCGGCAGGCTCGCGGATGCAGTATCGACGCGAGGTCTTCACCCTGGGTGAACGGCCGTCGGTCAAGGTGCAGAGCGCCACTCCCGGCGTGGTTACCGTCAGCTACACCTTCGACCCGGACGGCTACGCTGCCCAAGTCAAGGATGGCAATGCGCGGCGCACCGCTCCAGGTGAAGTCATGGTCACGGTACTGTCCAGGGAGGGCGATGGCAGCGCATCCTCCGAATTGCTTGACGGCGTGCGACGACATTTCGCACGGCCGGATGTAAGGCCGGAAACCGATCTGGTCAGCGTGCAGAGTGCGCAGATCCTGCCGTACAAAATCCGCGTCGTGGCCAAGATCAACGCCGGGCCGGATTCCGGGTTGACCCAAGTGGCGGCTCAACGCCTGCTGCAAACCTACGCCGACTCCTGCCATCGCCTCGAAGGACGCGTCGACCCCAGTTGGATCGACTACGCCATTCACAGTGCGGGCGCGGCGCAGTTGCAGATTCTCGAACCTCTGGAACCGATCATCACCACAGCCTTCCAGGCCCCTTATTGCACCGGTGTCGAGGTGGAGGTGCGCACGCTATGAGTGAAAGCAAAGCGAGCCTGTTGCCGGCCAATAGCTCAGCACTGGAGAAAGCCCTGGACCTGGGCTTCGGCACCCTGCTGGACCGCGTCGTACCGCCGTTTCCCGCGCTGATGAACCCGCTGCAAACCCCCGTCGAATTTCTGCCGTACCTGGCCGCCGACCGGGGTGTCAGCGAATGGAATACCCAAGCCAGCGAAACGGAAAAACGCCTGACCGTGGGGCTTTCCTGGCAGATCCAGCGTCAGGCGGGCACGCCCAAGGCGTTGAACCATGCGGTGGAGTCTTTGGGTTTTACGCCCAATATCAGCGCCTGGTATCAGCAGCGGCCGCTGGGCGTGCCGTACACCTTTGACGTGCAGGCAATTGTGGGGCGCAGTTGGTCCAGCGGTGACCACAACCGGCTGATTCGGCGTATCAACGCGGCCAAGAGCGAGCGTGATCAGGCCACCATCACCATTGTCCACGAGACCTTGGGCGGCCTTTCGATCAGCAGCGCGCTCGACCCGCCGTTGAGTGACAGTGAGTTTTCCCTGCGGGGCGCTCTACCCGAAACAGTGCTGGGCGCCCGGCTTACCCAAACCGGCGCAGCCCTGCACTACACCATTAACGACTACGACCTCAGGGCGCAGCCATGACAGATGACATTACGCGCCTGGTGCGCTTCACCGCCAAGGGATTGGATGAAGTGCTGCAGGCGAAGAACCAGGGTTTGAAAGGTGAAATCACCCACATTGGCGCCGGCACCGGCCGCTACAACCCGGACGGCAGCGAAGTGGCCTTGCGCGACGAACGCCAACGGGTCGCCATCGTGGATTACGAAGACCTGGGCAACCACCAACTCAGGATGGCCGCGCTGTTTGACGGCGACGGGGAATATGAAATTGGCGAGTTTGGCTTTTATCTCGCCAGTGGGACGCTGTTGGCGGTGTATTCCGTCGCAGGAAAGTTGCTGACGTATAAAGCGGCGGCGGCTCGGGTGCTGCAGAAGTTTACGCTGGATGTTTCGCCGTTGCCGGGGGATAGCGTGGTGATTGTGGTGGGGAGTGAGAGCCTCAATCTGTTATTGGCTGAGGAGTTCGCAGTTATCGCGGTGGCATCAGTAGCAAATATGTCTCGACACGTAGATCTGATGCTTAGAGTAAAAAATCTCGAAGCTAAGTAGTAAGGATCTTGTAGATGATGGGAATTGAAAGACGACAGGGAGTTGATGATGGGAATTGAGACGACAATTACGAAAGTTGTAGATGTTTGCAATAAGCTTACGGAAACGGTGACCAATCAGATTGGAGAAATTGATGCTCGTGTAGATGCAGCGTCAGCTCAGTTCACCACTTGGCGAAACAGTGTTCAGGCTAAAGATATCAGTGGGCGTGCCTTGTACACGCAGACAATTGATCTCACCGGCCTGCCCACTGATACGGTTTACCCCGTTTGGTGGACCATGCCAGGCAACGAGAGTGGCGAGACAGAAATTACGATTTCACGGGTTTATAGTCGCGACCAAGAATTAGAACCTTTTGGAAAAGGGATCTACCATATCGCGGGCCTCAACTTACAGATGGAAGGGTGTGGTTACATATGGAACGGGGACGGCAATTTTCTGAGCGTTAAACGTATTTCCCAAACTTATCGTGAGACAGTTCGCGGTGTCAGTTTTGGCATGATTTGTATTGCACGTCCTATAACTGGGGTAAGGCCTCTGTATCAAGGTGTCGCGAATGGTCAAATTATCCAAGCGGCCATGCATTCCGGTGTCTACCTACGTGGGGGGCTTAGCTATACGGTTGCGAAGTCGTTCGCTGGTGCTGTTAGTTTCAGTCGTTTGGATAACGAAGTCGCTATGGCTGAGAACGCTCAAGGTGATTGGGAAATACGCTGGTGTGTACGGCCATATCGATTGTCTGATGCGGATGCTGTTTTGGGGGGTACCCTTCCGGAGAAGCGACTGGCGTACTCGTTCGATAACGATAAAATTTACGCGTCGAAGGGGGCTTAATGACACTTTCAATTAAAACCGCCGTTACTCCAAATGGGGAACACCTGATTAATATTCCTGCCGACCCGGAGATCCTTGCACAACTCGGATTCTCTTCGGAGCAGGCTGATGAACTCTGTGCTGAAGCTGCTAGAACTAGCCAACTGCAGAATTCACTCGCAGCACGTCGCACGCTTTACATGACCGAAGCTGATCCACTTTTCCTTGAGTGGCAATACGACGAAACCCCCGAAAAAGAAAAAGCCTGGCGAGACAAGGTTGCTGAAATCAAGGCGCTCTACCCACTGCCTGACCGAACCTGACACTGACCGCGAAAGCGGTTTTTTTTCGCCTCCCCAAAGCCCCTCCTCAAGGGGCTTTGGCGTTCTCAACCCGGAGAAACCCACCTATGCCTACCCGCCAAACCTACACCGTCCTCATCCCATTCCCTACCGGAGGCGGCCATTGGTCCACCGTTGGCCAGGAACTGGAACTGCTGGACGTCGAAGCATCCGCCCTGCGCACCGCTGGCCGTCTGGAACTGACCAGCGTCCTTAACTCCACCCCGAAGAAGGCTGAATAACCATGGCTGAGGTTCTGAACTTCGAGCACAACGGTATTACCGTCAATGCCACCGAATCCCCCGAGGCCATGGGTGGCCTGGGTGATAACGTCATCGGTCTGGTCGGCACCGCGCCGAACGCCCATGCGTCGATTCCAAAAAATTCGCCGTTTCGCATCAATAGCTTCAGCACCCAGGCGCTGCTGGACACCACCGGTGCCGAGTCGGGCACGTTGTTCCACGCCGTCTACCAGATTCTCAAAGTGGTGAAGGTGCCGGTCTATGTGGTGATCGTCGAAGAGGGCGCCACTGCGGCCGATACGCTCAACAATGTGATCGGCGGTAACGACCCGGTCACCGGCCGCAAACTGGGCCTGGCCGCACTCGCCAGCGTGCCTGAAGACCTGACCATCATCGGCGCCCCCGGCTTCACTGGCACCAAGGCCGTGGCCGGCGAGTTTGCCTCGTTCGGCAAGCGCATCAAGGCGCGTGTCGTGCTCGACGGCAAAGATGCCAGCGTCGCCGACCAAGTGGCCTATAGCGGCGAACTGGGCGGCGCCGACCTGGGTTTCGACCGCTGCCTGCTGGTGCACAACATGCCGTCGGTGTACTCCAAGGCGGCGAAGAAAAACGTGTTTCTGTCGCCGTCGTCTCTGGCGATCGCCGCGCTGGCCAAGGTCAAGCAGTGGGAGAGCCCGGGTAATCAGGTGACGTTCGCCGAGGACGTTTCCCGCGTGGTCGAGTACAACATCCTCGACACCTCCACCGAAGGCGACCTGCTCAACCGTTATGGCGTGAGCTACTACGCGCGCACCATCCTCGGCGGCTTTTCGTTGCTGGGTAACCGTTCCATCACCGGCAAATTCATCAGCTATGTCGGCCTGGAAGATGCCATCAGCCGCAAACTGGTCAAGGCCGGCCAGAAAGCCATGGCCAAGAACCTCACCAAGTCCTTCATGGATCAGGAGGTCAAGCGCATCAACGACTGGCTGCAAACCCTGGTCGCCGACGAAACCATTCCCGGCGCCAGCGTGTACCTGCACCCGGAGTTGAACAGTGTCGAGAAGTACAAAAACGGCACCTGGTTCATCGTCATCGACTATGGCCGCTACGCGCCCAACGAACACATGATTTATCAACTCAACGCCCGCGATGAAATCATCGAGCAGTTCCTGGAGGACGTTCTCTAATGTTTACCAACCGAGTCAGACAGGCCATTGCGGCCACCCTCCAAGGCCTGCCGTTGTCCGCGACCGTGGAAGAGTTCACCCCGCCGAAGATCGAGTTCGACATGGAACCCATGTCCGGTGGGCGCTTTATCGCCGAGGAAATGGCCAAGAGCGGCAAGGTGCTCAATGCCACGCTGGTCCTCCAGGGTGCCGGTCCTGAAATCATGCTGGCGCTGGGCGTGCGCATGGGTGACGACATCCTGCTCAACGTACGTGAAGCCGGTCAGGACCAGGACGGCAAGACGTATTTCACCTACCACACCGTCGGCGGCAAGCTCAAATCCCTGGATGAAGCGAAGCTGAAGATGGGCGACAAGGCGCTCACCACGCTGGAGTTGTCCTGCCGCACCTACAACCGACTGGAAAACGGCATCCCGGTGATCGACATCGATGTGCGCACCCAAAAATTCGTGCTCAATGGCGTCGACATCCTGGGCGATGCGCGCCGCGCTGTGCTGATGCCTTAAACCCCTGGGGGCGGGTGCGCTCGCCCCTTGCTTGAACAAGGAATTGCCCCATGGCCTGGATGCCACCGCTGCATAGGTTGCTGTCTGCAATCACCGCCGACACCGGCGCGACGATCGAGCAGGTGCAACTCAAACCGCTGTACTACGCCGCGCAAAAAGACGCGCTGGCCCGGGCCGGTGACGACGAGGACGATCAGTTCTTTGAACTGGCGAAACTCGCCACCGGCCTGTCGGAAAAAGAACTCGACCAGCTCAAGCGCCCGGACTACGTGTCTATCGCTCAGTACGTACACGAGATGTCGACGCGACCTGCTTCATTCTTTCTCAACGAACCTCAGCAGTCGTCCCACGACCAGCCCATCCAACTGCTATTGCCCCTGGATGCAGCCGGCCGAACCCTGAATGAACTGCCCCTGGAAATGCCCGCCCTGCGCGCCACCAAAGTGATGAAAAAACTCGCCACCAACAAAGAACGCGCCGAATTCATCACCGCCCATTGCACCGGCTTGATGATCCCGGATCTCGCGGGGTTGACCGTACCGGACTGGACGGAATTGCAGGAGCGCATCGACGATTTTTTAAATCAACCGGCGGACTTCTTTCGGAACGCGACATCGACGTGATCCTCGATGTGGTGCCGCTGGTTTACTCGGTAAACGAAGCGGAAATTCTCGACTGGGACGCCGCAAAAGCACTGCGCCGCTACGACATTGCGATCACTCGCCTTGGGGTTAAACAGGAGTAAAGCGAGATGCAAGAGACTCAATATGCGACCCGGCTCGCGGTGCAAGACAACCGCTGGATGCTCGGTGACGCGGATCTGGGCAGTGTGCTCGCACCGTTCTCTGCAAGCTTGGCCGCGCCTGAACGCGAGGCTCCATCACCGCAATCGACGCTCAGCTCGGCGCTGGTTACCGTCAGCGTGGACCTGAATGCGTTGACCCTGGAGCAGGTACGGTTGCGCGAGACGCTGGAGACGCTCAACACGACGTTGTTCATCACCGGCGCTGCCCTGACCGCCCCGGCCCTGAGCCCCGCGACCAGTGAGACGAAGAAAACGCCGGAAGAAACAAAGCCTGCCGAATCCTCCGCCACTCAATTGCTCAAGTGGGCCGTTGAAGGCTTGGCGGATTCGTTCAGAACCAAGGTTTCAGACAAGGTGCTTGAAGCGACCTTGGGCAAGATCCCCCGCATCGGCGCGGTATTTCAGGGGGCCGGCAAGGGCGGTGACGCTTGCTGCGCGGGTGTCAGCGAGGCGCTGCGGGGGCGTAAGCGTTATGGGCCCAACAAGTCATCTGGGAAGAGAGGGCCAGGCAAGCCTACGTTCATGAAGTCAAGGCGCAGTCCCCCCCGAACCTCTTTGAGTTTGTTCGCCACGGTGCGCAGCCTCTTCGAGAAGGTAAGCAAGGTCTTCGAAGGTCCGCGCCTGGGGTTCAATGCCTCGACGATTGCTCCACGCACAGCGGCCCCTTCGAGCCTGGCTGGCGCCGCGACCCGACTGGAATCATCCGTCGTGCGCAGGCTGGGCCCGCTGAAGTACGTCGACACCGCGATGGCCGTCGTGCAAGGCGTGCGCCAGGGCGATGCAAAAGCCGTTGGCAGTGGCCTGAGCACCGCCGGTGGCGCCTGGGCTGGCGCATCGGCCGGGGCTGCACTTGGTACGCTGGTTTTTCCCGGTATCGGTACCGCCGTCGGTGGTGCAATCGGTGGCTTGCTGGGCAGCGAAGCGGGCAGTTGGCTCGGTGACAAACTGTTCAGTTCAAGTGATCGCTTGCCCGCGCCGAATGCCTTGAGCAAGGAACTCAACAGTGCTCGCACCGACAACATCCAGGTCACGATCTCGCCGAGCATCCAGATCACTGGCGTCAACCCCGCCGATGCCCAGCAAGTGGTCAACCAAGTGCTCCAGGCCCTGCAATTCCAATGCATGCCCATGGTGACCGATTCCCTCGGTATTCGACGCAACGCGGCATTGGCCGACCCCGGAGGTGATTGATGCGACAACAGATGGTATTGGGCGATTTTATCTTTGGCCTCTCGCGAGGTTTTGCCTACGCCACGCTCACCCACAGCAGTTACGGGGGCTGGAGCAACCTGGAAATCATTGCCAGCAAGCCGCAGTCCCGTCAGAGCGGTCAGGCTCTGGAGAAACTCACGTTCGGCGGCACGGCAATGTACGCCGTAGGTATGCAGCGCCTGGACGAGTTACGCGCCTTGCAGAATGCGCGGGCACCGCTGCCGCTGGTCGACGGGATCGGCCGGAACTGGGGGCTGTGGCGCATCAACGCCGTGGTGGAAAACCAAAGCCATGTGATCGACGACGGCACCGCCATGGTCATGTCCTGGAGCCTTGAATTGGAGGAGTTCGTCAATGCGTAGAGTGCGAAGTATTGCCGGGGATTCAGTCAACCTGCTGCTGTACCGCGAGTTGGGGCGCTGTGACGACGCTGCTGAAGAAACCCTCTGGCGCCTGAACCCCGAACTGGCCGAGCACGGGCCGGTATTGCCGGCGGGCGTGTGGGTGGTGGTGCCGGAGTTGCACGCCCGGCCAGCGGCTTTGCGGCCGATTTCGGCCTGGGATTGAGGAGGCCATATGACACAGGGATTCACCCCGGTCGTTGAGTTCTACGGTGCCAATGCGGCATTGCTTAACCAACGGTTGATGCACTGGAGCCATACCGATGCCGCCGGTATCCAGACCGACCGACTGGAACTCACGCTCAATACCGAGGGCCTGGAAGGGTTGCCGAGCTTGAGCGGCAAGATCGGCATGCGGGTCGGCTATCAGGAGTCGGGCCTGGTGGAGAAGGGCGAATTCGTCATCACGCAGCGAACCCCGGTGCTGTTTCCGATGCGCCTGATGATCGTCGCCACCGCCGCACCTTTCAGTGCTGCGGACCCCAGCCATTACCGGCAGCGTCGCTCCGCCAGTTACGGGCCTACCACCCTGGGCGCGCTGTTTCGTCAGTTAGTCAGCCGGCATGGCTATTCACCCCGGGTGGCACCGGCGCTGGAAGGCATTCCGATTCCCCATATCGATCAATCCAACGAAAGCGACATGGCGTTTATCACGCGCCTGGCCAATCGCTATAGCGCCATCACAAAACCGATCAACGAACTGTATGTATTGGCGGAAGCCGGCAAGGTTCACTCCCTTTCCGGCCAGCCTCTGCCGGATGTGACGTTATCCGTGACCCAGGACAACCGGCCCGGTGACCAAGCGTTCATCACAGCCAGGCTCGACGAACAATCGCGCTCTAAGTACATGGGGTGCCGTGTGACCTGGTGGGATGCCGCCGGGGGCAAACAGCACGTCGTGCAAGTCGGCATTGCGCCGTTCAAAACCTTGCGCCAACGCTGCCAGAACGAAGCCGAAGCCCGCGCTGTGGCCGAAGGCGAACTGCGGCGCGTGGGCCGTGAAGGTTTGAAATTACAGATCGATTGTCCAGGCAACCCGCTGCTCGCCGCTGAAGGGTTGCTGCTGCTGGATGACAGCTGGCCGTCCTATATGCAAGGGCGCTGGTCGATCACCCAAGTGACCCATGTGGGTGACCCGACGACGGGGTATCGCAGTTCGATTGTGGCGGGCGGGTTGTCGATCTAGACCTTCTTACAGAGTAGAAATCATGCTGATTACGCTTGCCCAACTTGTCCACGTCATGCCAGCAGCCCGCCTCGTAGCGGGTGTTTTTTTGCCCGCCATAAATGCTGCGATGGAACGGTACGCTATCGACACCCCCCAACGCATCGCTGCCTTTCTCGCTCAGATCGCTCACGAATCCGGCGAGCTGCAATACCTGCGCGAATTGGGCAGCCACCAATACCTGAGCAAATACGACACCGGCAGCTTGGCTGCGCGCCTGGGCAATACGCCCGAAGCGGACGGTGACGGTCAGAAGTATCGGGGCAGGGGGCTCATCCAGCTTACCGGCCGTCGAAACTATATGACGTGCAGTCGGGCGCTATTCGGCGACGATCGCCTGTTGGCACAGCCTGAACTGCTTGAGCAGCCCCGGTGGGCGTGTGAGTCGGCGGCTTGGTATTGGGCAAGCAATGGTCTGAACGCGTTGGCCGACAAGGATCAATTCACCACGATTACGCGCCGCATCAATGGTGGGCTCAATGGTCTGGAGCAGCGCATGCAGCTGTGGGCGCGGGCGAAGGCAGTGTTATGCGGTTCTTAACGTCCTACCGTTTGCTCGGCTATTTCCTGCTGGTGGCGATGGCGGCGGGGCTGGCCTGGCAGGTGCAGGTCTGGCGGTATGAGGCGCAGATCCAACGGTTGGCGACGATACATGCCCGGGAGCTCGATCAACAACACCAGTTGGCCGTGCGTCAACAACAGGCCGAACACGACAAGCGACTGGCCCTGGAGCAGAAGCTCAGCGCCAACGATCAACAACACGCGCAGGAGTTAAGCGATGCACAACGTCATCAGGCTGCTTTGCGTGATCGCCTGGCCACTGCTGATGTGCGGTTGTCAGTCCTTCTCGACACCCGCGACCCCGCCAACGGTAGTGCAGTGCCAGCCCCCACCACCGCCAGCGGCCTGGTTCATGCAGCCCCGCGAGCCCGACTTGACCCGGCGCATGCTCAGCGAATTATCGCCATCACCGACGACGGCGATAACGCCCTGATTGCCTTACGAGCGTGCCAGGCCTACGTGCAAACCATCGCCCGTTAG